TGCGGCCGAGGCATCGTGTACGGGTTTCCAAGCCCGAACTAACCACTGGCACGCGCTAGGAGGTTTGCTCTGGGCTCTCAGCTTCACGCTCCCGCCCGATAATCGCTCCCGAGGGTGGTTATACCCCCTGAACCGGCACAGAGCCTCTCAGGGCTCGGGCCGGGGACTGTCCAATAAGTGAAGCTCGTCACACCACAGGACCACGTCTCACGAAGTCAGGGGTATATACCTATGAAGAGCAAAGAACGGGGAACCTTCAAGGAGGGGCTAGCTATAAGAGCCGCCTTGAAGCGGCTCTAGATCTTATAAAGACCGGCCTTTGAGGGCCGGTCATCTGATATGAACCCGCATCTGGCGGGTTCAGAGCCGCGCCTGAAGCGCGGCATAGCTTCGGGCGTCTGCAGACGCCCTCTATAGGGGTGATGGCTCGTGTTTGGCACTCGCACCAGCCAGTACTGGCAATCGCAACCGGGGAAGTTCGACGTCCTGAACCTGCGTCGGACGTTCGAGTCCTCGAATCCGCATGGGATTCCGGATCTGCAGCCGACTCAGTTCGTCCCAGCGAACCTCGCAGCGTGGAATATGCCCCGGCACCGGGACCACGCCGCGGTATCCGGCGGCGCACTGCACTTCTTCCTCGACGACTACCGGTTCGAGACCGTCTGGTCGTCCCCCGAGCGTCTGCTCCCCCGCGTGAAGGCGGTCGGGGCCGCTCTGACCCCCGACTTCAGCCTCTGGCGCGACATGCCTCGCGCCGCGCAGGTCTGGAACATCTACCGCAGCCGCTGGTGCGGCGCGTACTGGCAGTCCGAAGGCCTCACGGTCATCCCGACGGCCACCTGGGGCACCCCAGACACCTACGACTTCTGCTTCGACGGCCTTCCGGTCGGCGGATCGATCGCGATCTCGTCGATGGGCATCCGGACTTCTGGTGAGGACCAGGAGCTGTTCCGCATGGGCCTCGAGCAACTGGTGGCTCGCACGAGCCCTTCAACACTGATCGCGTACGGGAAGCTCCGTTTCTGCGACGGACTAGACCTTCCCGAGGTCCGGGAGTACCCGACCTTCTGGGATCGACGACGAAAGCAGGTACAGCAATGGGCGGACGAGGCTCAGGAGGTGGCGGACCCGCCCGCGGACGACGAACACCTGGTGGAGGAGCAGGAGCTGGAAGCTCCCTCGGAGGATCTGCAGGCGGTGGAGCAAGCGGAGGTGGAGGTTCTGGACCTCGACCACCTGGATCGGGCACTGGCGGGGTAACCGGCGGCGGCTCCGGAGGTCCGGGCGGCGGCGGTGGCGGATCAACTACTCCGATCAATCAGCAGCCGACCAATATGTTCGATTCATTCTTCGATTACGTCAACGCCAAACAAGGCCGAGAATGGGCGTACAAGATCTGGGGCGGCGCGAGCAATTACCCACCGCATGTTCGACAGGCGTTCAAGGATTACTCAAGCTCGACTTACCGAAACATCAACCAGGTTCTCCGAGAGACCAAGGGAGACCTCGGCCAGCTAGACGACCCGTCGTACAACCCAGTTGACAAGTTCGGAAATCCGATCGACAAGCAGTACATGAAGCTGGTGATCCAGAACATGGACCTCGGCCACAACAGTGCGCCGCGGGTTCCTCAGTCGGTCAAAACCGAGCGAGGAACAACCTGGCTCGAGTTCTCTCAGCTCGGTATCACCGGGCACGGGGACGACTTCACGAAGCTCGTCGGCAAGACCTACACCGACAGCCAGTACAAGTCGGTGTCGATCGACAAGAGTGCCGCCTTCTCGGACATGGAAGTCCAGATGACTATTCGAGTGTCGGCAGGCACAAAGGCCGTTCACATGGCCGGAGACGGCGACTACAACGATGCATTGTCGTACCACAAGTCAGAGCAGGAGCTTCTGCTCGGCAGAGGTACCAAGTTCAAGATCACATCGGCTAAGCTGGTCAACGGCAAATGGAAGGTAACGGTGGAGACAATCCCATGATCGATCCAGAGAAAGTAGAGAGCCAGGCGCTCGGCAAGGAACTGGTCGATGACTTCGAGGCAGGTCCGATGACCGGCCCTGGTCGATGGGCTGTCTTCCCGGACGGCACCGTCCTGTACACCAACGACGCGAACGTGCTGTTCGCTCGTCACGACGTCGAAGAGACCGAAGTGACCTTCGACCTGATCCATGCAGCGTGCAAGCTGTACGAGCGAGGTGAGACCGCAACCGCGGCCTTCAACCTCCTCAAGGCCGATCGCACAGTCGTCTCCGGAGATCTGGCGACGATCGCATGAGCTGGGCGGGATCAACCCGCCGACAACGACTACCAGAGGACTGGGAGCTGAACTACCGGCTTCCAGTCCTTTCTCGTGATCGGTGGCTGTGTCAGATCAACGGTCCGGGCTGCAAGCGTGCGGCCACCGACGTCGATCACATCAACCGCGGAGACAACCACGACAGGTCGAACCTGCGTGCGGTCTGCTCCGTCTGCCACAACAAGAAGTCTTCCGCCGAGGGGAACCAGGCGAAGGCGAAACTCAAGGCCCAGAGGAAGAGACCACCCGAACGACACCCTGGGCGCAGATAAGCGGGCCAGGTGCCCGCTCCACCCAGGAGGTGAACGTGGGCACTCGAGGTCCAATCGGAAAGCGCGACGAAGAGCGAGTTCGTCGGAATACCCCAGACAATCCCACCGAGACCATCTCGGTCATCGGCACGGTCGACATCCCCGAGCTGGGCGACATCGCATTCGACGGCGAGACGCACCCGATCGTCGAGGAGATGTACCAGTCGATCAAGGACTCCGCGGCGGTCAAGTTCTACGAGCCGACCGACTGGCAGTTCGCTCGACTCACGCTGCTGACGCTCAACGAAGAGCTGATCTTCTCCAAGCGACTGAGCAAGCCCATCGGGGCGATGAAGCTCACCGCCATCAACCAGATGATGTCCGCTCTGCTGCTGACCGAAGGCGACCGCCGACGCGCCCGCGTCGAGATCGAGCGAGCACCCAACTCCGGTGCCGACGCCACGGTCGTCCAGATGTCGGACCTCTACGCACAACGGCTCGGCCTTGGCTGAGCAGTAAGGAGCCCACGTGGCCGAGATCGGATTTCTCCCTCCCCCAGACACTCTAGTCCTCTGGCGCGGCAGGGATTTCAAATGGAACTTCGAGAATCTCGACCTCGACAACAACCCGACTCCGTTCCCTGAGGGGTGCGACCTCTACTTCGAGTTCATCGTCGGATCGACGAAGGTCGAGTGGCACTTCGTCATCGACGGCGCGAAGGCGTCCATCAAGGTCGAGTCAGAAGTCGCGGACCTCGTCCCAGCCCGCACCGAGTGGCAGCTCGTGCTGCTGGTCGACGGAGAACTCGAGGGAGGCGACCCCGTTGGACACGGGACGGTGTATCGCATCGGAGGCCGGGGATGAAGCTCCGCGGGTACCCGCCTGAGGACTACCACCGGCTCTCGTACCTAACAGCTCCCCAGGGATCGATCATCGGCAGCCTGGACCTGCCGGTCACCAAGATCATCTCGGTCCCAGGCAACCCTGGGCCTCCTGGCAAGGACGGCACGGTCCTCTCGGTCAACGGTCGCGAGGGCCACGTCGAGGTGACCAAGGACGACCTCGAGCTGGACCAGGTCGATAACACCCCTGACTCGGCGAAGCCGGTCTCCGGCCCGCAGGCAGCAGCGATCGAGGCTCGGCTCGCGAAGCGATCCGGAGCGAACGTGGTGTACGTCAACGGAGCCGACGGAAACCCCAGCGGCCAGAACTACACCTCAGCAGCCACCAACTTCACGGTCGTCTACCGCAACGGGTCAGGCACGTTCTTCGTCGGCACTCCAACAGACAACGCGCACCCAGCCACGAAGCTGTACGTCGACAACAAGGTTGCGTCACTCGTCAGCTCCGCTCCAGCTACCCTGGACACGCTCGACGAGCTGGCCGCGGCTCTCGGTGACGATCCGAACTTCGCGACCACCGTCTCGACTCAGATCGGCACCAAGGCCTCGACGACCTACGTCGACACTCAGCTCAACCTCAAGGCTGATAAGACCGCGGTCACGTCCTCGCTCGCGCTCAAGCGCGATCGGATCACGACCCCGAACTCGGTCTACGCCACCGACGCCGCTGGCAACCAGATCGCAGGTACCTGGTCGGCTACGCCCGACGCCAACACCCTCGCGGTGCGAGACGGCTCAGGCCGACTCACGACAGCGTCTGCAGCATCCGGCACCGATGCTGTGAACAAGAACCAGCTCGACGCTGGTCTGGCCACCAAGGCGGCGTCCGGACACACCCACGCGGGGATGGTCACAGGCACAGGGGTCACGAACATCGTGGCTCTCACACAGTCTGAGTACAACGCCCTGGCCACCAAGGACCCGAACACGGTCTACCTGGTGAAGCCATGACGGCGTTCGTAGGGACCGGGGAGTTCACCCCGTACGTCGGGGACGTCGCTCTTGCTCGGATCTACGTCGGAGACGTCCTGGTCTGGGAGCCGGTACCGCTCGACGAGATCCACCTGCTGACCACGGTCGGCACGACGAACATCCCGATACCGTCCTGGGCCAAGTTCGCCGACGTCGTTCTCGTCGGCGGCGGTCGAGGCGGCAACGCCGGTAACTCCGGAGCCAACATCCCCGGCATGGGCGGCCTGGCTTCCGCGTGGGTCACAGGCACATGGGACCTTCGAGGGCAGTCCGTCACCTCGGTGTCGGTCACCGTCGGCGCAGGAGGCAACGGCGGTCAGTCCGGATCCCAAGCAGGATCTGCCGGACAGGCAACCACAGCCAGCAACGGAGTCCACTCCCTCACCGCGATCGGCGCGTCGGGGACCATGGGCTCTCGAGACGCTGGAAGCCCTGGAAACGTCACCTACGGAGGCGTCACTCACATCGGAGGCGTTGGCGCTCCCGGCAGCGGCGCAGCCGCTGGAGGCGGCTCACAGCCCGGAGCAGAGTCTACTCCTCCCGGCGCAGGCGGTCCTGGTGGCTGGGGTGGATTCTTCGGTTCGTACCAACGCGGTGGTCCAGGCGCTCGAGGGCAAGCCTGGATCAAGTTCCGCTCTCAATAACTTGGGCGGCTCCCTACCCCAGAGGGAGCCCCCTCCATTCGCCTGTAGCTCAATTGGCAGAGCACCCGGCTGTTAACCGGGCGGTTGAAGGTTCGAGTCCTTCCAGGCGAGCCAAGCATCTGTAGCTGAGTGGTTTAGCTCTGGGCTCTTAACCCGGAGACGGAGGTTCGATTCCTCCCAGATGCACCAATCCCCATTCGTCCAATTGGTAGGACACCGGAGTCTGGTTCCGGAGATCGAGGTTCGAATCCTCGGTAGGGAGCTTGACAATCCCCGAAAGGAGGTCGGATGCCCGACTACTTCAAGGTCGAACCCGACATCACCCGGCTGATGAACAAGCACTTCTCCTACGGACGTGCAGGTCGCAAGATCCGGTACATCACGATCCACCACAACGCAGGCATCTCGACGACCGTCGATTCGTGGAACACCTGGCAGGGCCGAGAGGCGTCTGCCCACTACCAGATCGAGCCCTCCGGCAAGGTCGGTCAGCTCGTCAACGACGGCGACACCGCGTGGTCCAACGGCAACTCGGTCTCGAACAACGAATCGATCGCGATCGAGCACTCGAACTCCGCTGGAGCAGCGAAGGACTGGCCGATCTCGGACGCGGTCATCGTGGCTGGAGCGAAGTGGACCGCGGCGCTTTGCTGGTTCTACAAGCTGGGCCGACCGAAGGCCGGGACCAACGTCCGGTTCCACCGCGACTTCTACGGGACCTCATGTCCGTACCACCTGGCACCAGGAGGCAAGTACCACGCCCGGTACATGAAGGTCGCTGGCGAGCACTACGACTGGATGGTCAAGGGCGGGTCGAACCCGGCCCCGATCATCAACGAGATCAACTCCGAGGCGAACCGTGCGAAGGCATGGCTCGGCAAGCGGATCACTCCGGGCGAGATTCCGACTCCGGACGGCCTGGGCCGATACGCCCAGTTCGAGAACGGCTACGTCTACTTCCACCCGAAGGTGCGAGCAGAGCGTCAGTCCGGATCCCGTGCGTTCGCGGTCCCGCGTCACATCTTCGAGACCTGGGCTCAGCACGACTGGGAGGCCGGTCCTCTCGGCTACCCGATCGAGCGCCACACGGTCATCGACGGCGTCGGAGACATCCAGGCGTTCCAGGGCGGCGTGATCTACCGGAAGTACGGCGAACCCGGCTTCTACGTCACCGGCAAGATCTGGGACCGCTTCGCGGCCACCGGGTTCGAGGTCGGCAACGGCTGGCCGAAGTCGCTCGAGACCGACTACGACGGCGGTCGAGTTCAGACCTTCGAGAAGCACAAGCTCATCTACCACCCCGGCGCGGTCACCCGCGTCTGAAAGGCACGTATGGCACATCGTCAACCGTCCCAGCCGCTCTCCCCGCGAGTGCGGCAGACCGGCTACTACGCCGGAACCCTGCTCCTGGCCGTGCTCGGCATCGTCCAGCTCTGGGTCAGCGTCGACCTCGGGCAGATCAGCGAGACCTTGACCGGTCTCCTCACGCTCCTCGGAGCAACTGCCCCGGCCTACGCCGGTTCGAAGCTCGGTGACCAGATCCGGAGCGGATCAATCTGACAGAAAGGAGGCGGGGTGAGCCTCACAAACACCGTGGAGCTTGCTCCGTCTCCTCCTCACATCATCGGCCCTACCTGGCAGAAGACCACCGAAGGTAAGTGGCACCTACCCGAGAAGACCCTCGGCTGGGGAATCCTCAACTGGTGGGCTCAGTACGTCCGGACACCGGGCGGAAAGCACGCTGGCGAGGCGTTCATGCCGACGCTCGAGCAGGCCCGATTCACTCTCTGGTGGTACGCCGTCGATGAGAACGGCGAGTACACCTACCGCGAGGGATGCCTCCGGCGTCTGAAGGGCTGGGGCAAGGACCCGTTCGCTGCAGCTCTCTCGCTGGTCGAACTCTGTGGGCCAGTAGCCTTCTCGCACTTCGACGACAACGGCAAGCCGGTCGGCAAGACCCGCCACGCGGCCTGGGTCACGGTGGCCGCGGTCTCGCAGGACCAGACGAAGAACACCTTCTCCCTGTTCCCGATCATGATCTCGGACGACCTCAAGACCGACTACGGGCTGAGCGTCAACCGATTCATCATCTACTCAGGCTCCGGAGGCCGGATCGAGGCTGCTACGTCGGCCCCGGCGTCGATGGAAGGTAACCGCCCGACGTTCGTCGTGCAGAACGAGACCCAGTGGTGGGGCGTCGGCCCCGACGGCAAGGTCAACGACGGCCACGCGATGGCATCGGTCATCGAAGGCAACATGACCAAGGTCGACGGCGCTCGCACGCTGTCGATCTGCAACGCTCACATCCCCGGCACCGACTCGGTCGCCGAGGTCTCGTACAACTCCTGGCAGGACATCGAGTCCGGCAACGCGGTTGACACCGGCCTGCTCTACGACGCACTCGAGGCACCAGCAGACACTCCGATCTCTGAGATCCCCTCGCAGAAGGAAGATCCAGACGGCTACGAATCCGGGATCGAGAAGCTCCGTGAGGGGCTTCTGATTGCACGCGGAGACTCCGACTGGCTACCGATCGAAGACATCATCAAGTCGGTTCTGTCGACGAAGAACACGATCACCGAGTCCCGGCGCAAGTTCCTCAACCAGATCAACGCGAGCGAAGACTCGTGGATCTCTCCGCAGGAATGGAACCGGGTCGCACTCACCGACCCGATCTTCGCACTGCAGCCGAAGCAGCGGATCACGCTCGGGTTCGACGGATCGAAGTCGAACGACTGGACGGCGCTGGTCGCCTGCCGGGTCGACGACGGGATGCTGTTCGTCCTCGGAATCTGGGATCCCGAGAAGTACGGCGGCGAGGTTCCTCGAGACGACGTGGACACCGCGGTTCACGCGGCGTTCGCCAAGTACGACGTCGTGGCATTCCGTGCCGACGTCAAGGAGTTCGAGGCATACGTCGATCAGTGGGGGCGCGCGTACAAGAAGCGCCTCAAGGTCAACGCATCTCCGAACAACCCGGTCGCATTCGATATGCGCGGTCAGACAAAGCGATTCGCATTCGACTGTGAACGCCTCGAGGACGCGATTCTCGAGCGCGAGGCATTCCACGACAACAACCCGGTTCTTCGCCAGCACGTGCTCAACGCACACCGGCACCCGACAACCTACGACGCGATCTCGATTCGCAAGGCCACCAAGGACAGTTCCCGCAAGATCGACGCGGCTGTCTGCGCGGTCCTCGCGTTCGGCGCAAGACAGGACTACCTCATGAGTAAGAAGGCCCGCTCCGGGCGGGTGGTGATGGTTCGATGACAGCACCCCTACCCGGCACAGAGACCGCGGTCAATCCCGACGAGGCTCGGGAGGAGATGATCTCCGCGTTCGAGGACGCGACCCAAGGTCTCCAGGTCAACACCAACTACTACGACGCTGAGCGACGGCCTGAGGCCATCGGAGCGACGGTTCCTCGAGAGATGCAGTCGCTGCTGGCGCACGTCGGCTACCCGCGGCTGTACGTCGACTCGATCGCTGAGCGACAGGTGCTCGAAGGGTTCCGCCTCGGCGGTGCCGACGAGGCCGACGAAGAGCTGTGGGGCTGGTGGCAGGCCAACAGCCTGGACATCGAAGCTCCGCTCGGATACACCGACGCCTACATCCACGGCAAGTCGTTCATCACGATCTCCCAGCCCGATCCTCAGATCGACATTGGCTGGGACGAGACAGTGCCGATTATCAGGGTCGAACCTCCGACCCGGATGCATGCCGAGATCGATCCTCGCACCAACCGTGTGTCCAAGGCGATTCGAGTCGCCTACGACGCCGAGGGCGAGGAGATCCAGGCAGCGACCCTGTACCTGCCTGACGGCACCTACGGATGGCTCAAGGACGAAGAGGGCGAGTGGGTTCCGTGGTTCACGGTCAATCACGGCCTGGGCATCGTCCCGGTCGTCCCGCTGCAGAACCGCACCCGGCTCTCGGATCTCTACGGCACCTCGGAGATCACTCCGGAGCTTCGGTCGATGACCGACGCCGCGTCCCGGATCCTGATGCTGATGCAGGCGACTGCAGAGCTGATGGGTGTCCCCCAGCGACTCATGTTCGGCGTCAAGCCGGAAGAGATCGGCGTGGACCCCGAGACCGGCCAGACGATGTTCGACGCGTACGTCGCTCGCATCCTCGCGTTCGAGGACGGCGAGGGCAAGGCTCAGCAGTTCTCTGCAGCCGAGCTGGCCAACTTCGTGGGGGCGCTCGACTCGATCGCCAAGCAGGTGGCCGCGTACACCGGCCTACCTCCCCAGTACCTCTCGACGGCGGCGGACAATCCCGCGTCGGCAGAGGCCATCCGAGCCGCTGAGGCTCGCCTGGTGAAGAAGGTCGAGCGGAAGAACCTGATGTTCGGCGGTGCATGGGAAGAGGTCATGCGGATCGGCAAGCAGATGATGCAGGGCGGCAGCGGAGAAGCTGACCCGGCGATGCTCCGGATGGAGACCATCTGGCGCGACCCCTCGACCCCGACCTACGCAGCCAAGGCCGACGCAGCTTCCAAGCTGTACAACGGCGGCACCGGCATCATCCCGCGTGAGCGGGCTCGCATCGACATGGGCTACTCGGTCCGCGAGCGAGACGAGATGCGGAAGTGGGACGAGGAAGAGGCAGCTCTCGGACTCGGACTGGTCGGGACGATGTACTCCGGCGAGACCCCAGGGCCCGGCCCCAAGGCCGTCGAAGCTCCCAAGGCTGAACCCAAGCCGAAGGAGGTCACCGCGTGACCCCTGAGCAGTACGCAGCCGCACAGGCTGCGGTAGCTGCCGGGACAGCGACCTACGTCCAGAAGTTCGCGAGTCTCTTCACCGGACCGGTGCTGACGATTCGTGAGTGGCTGAGTCTCCTAGAGATTCTGTTCCCCGAGGTCCAGCGGAGGTATGAGGAATCTGCCTCCCTGGCTCGGGACTTCTACGACGCCCAGCGAGAACTCCATCACCCGAGCATCGATCGCAACGAGATGCTGCTGTCGCAGCTCGAGTGGGAGTGGTTCGTGCAGAACATGGAACCGGCACGCCGAGGGATGTCGCAGGCCGACTCCCCCAACGCAGCCGTGACCAACCTGACTCTGCGAGCCGTTCGCGAAGTCGAGATGGGCGCTCGTCGCCAGATCCTCGGCGCAGTCAAGAACGACCCAGACCCTTCCACCGTAAAGGGCTGGGCTCGAGTGGCCACCGGGCGCGAAACATGCGCCTGGTGTCTGATGCTCATCTCAAGAGGGCCAACGTATCTCGACGCTACGAACTCCGGACTGGATCTGGACGACTACTCCGCGGCTGAGGCTTTCAACAACGCAGGCGGCGATCTCGTGAAGTTCCGCGAGGACGTCGGCGAGTACATGGAGCAATGGCACGCCGGGTGTGACTGCCTGGTGGTCCCGGTCTTCGACAAACAGAACTGGCCCGGCCGCGCCGCACAGAAGCGGGCCGAACAGCTCTGGATCGAGGCAACTCGGGAGGCCCAGAAGCTCATCGACTCAGGGGAGGCCCGCAGCCAGAACCTGAACAAGGAAGCGCAGAACGCGCTCCGACGCCGCATCTACAGCGGCGATCTCTCAATGTCCAACTACGCCCTCGCGGCGTAGCTCCCCGACGAGCCCCAGGAGGGCTCATCACATCAGCCCAGGAGGCTACCGCATGTCCGACACCCCGAACGCTCCCGAAGGCTCGCAGACCCCGGAGGTCACGCAGCAGACACAGGAACCGGCACCGCAGAAGACCTACGACCAGGCATACGTCGACCAGCTCCGGCAGGAAGCCGCGGGCCATCGCGTCGGCAAGAAGGAGGCCGTCGAGGCAGCCGAGGCCAAGGTCAAGGCCGAGTACGAAGCCATGCTCGCCGATCGCGACGTCGCATACACCGAGCTGCAGAACCAGCTCGGCCAGGCGTGGATCGAACTCGAGAAGGTCTACACCTCGCTCGAGGCCAAGGTCCCCAGCGACAAGGTCCGGCAGTTCGCGTCGATCCTGACCGGCGAAGACAAGGATTCGATCGCTGCGTCCGCGCAGACGTCGTTCGAACTCTTCGGCGGCTTCGACACGAAGTCCCCCGCGTTCGACCCGACCCAGGGCACCGGGGGCCGCAACACGCTCCCGCTCAACGGTGACCCGCTCCTGAACGCCGTCAAGGGCGTTCTGGGCGTCAAGTAACCACTTCCACTCTCTAACAAGGAGAATCAGTAATGGCAGCAGGCACTGCGTTCGCAGTCAACCACAACCAGATCGCCCAGACCGGCGACACCATGTTCCAGGGGTACCTGGAGCCCGAGCAGGCCAAGGACTACTTCGCCGAGGCCGAGAAGACCTCGATCGTCCAGCGGTTCGCCCAGAAGATCCCGATGGGTACCACGGGCCAGAAGATCCCGCACTGGATCGGCGACGTCAGCGCCCAGTGGATCGGTGAAGGCGACATGAAGCCGATCACCAAGGGCAACATGACTTCCCAGACCATCGCACCTCACAAGATCGCGACGATCTTCGTGGCGTCGGCGGAAACCGTTCGTGCGAACCCCGCGAACTACCTGGGCACCATGCGGACCAAGGTCGCGACCGCGTTCGCGATGGCGTTCGACAACGCCGCTCTGTTCGGCACCGACTCGCCGTTCCCGACCAACCTGGCGCAGACCACGAAGTCGGTCTCGCTGGTCGACGGTGGCATCGCCGACGGCGGCACCCCGTACGACGCTCTCGGCGTCACCGGCCTGAAGCTCCTGGTCGACGACGGCAAGAAGTGGACCCACACGCTCCTCGACGACATCGCGGAGCCGATCCTCAACGGTGCCAAGGACGCCAATGGTCGTCCGCTCTTCGTCGAGAGCACCTACGACGGACTGGTCACCCCGTACCGCGAGGGCCGCATCCTGGCTCGTCCGACCATCCTGAGCGACCACGTCGCTTCGGGCAACAACGTCGGCCTGGCTGGCGACTTCTCCACCATCGTGTGGGGCCAGGTCGGTGGTCTCTCCTTCGACGTCACGGATCAGGCGACCCTGAACCTGGGAACCCCCTCGGATCCCGAGTTCGTCTCGCTGTGGCAGCACAACCTCGTTGCCGTCCGTGTGGAGGCCGAGTACGCCTTCCACTGCAACGACGTCCAGGGCTTCGTGAAGCTCACCAAGGTCCCGACTCCCTGAGTCTGACTTGACAATCCCCGGTGGGGGCTCTTCGGAGCCCCCGCCTGGGGTTCTCCCCAGAGAGGACTGAATGAAGCTACGCGCAGAACAAAACGACGCAATCGTCATCGTCGACACCGCATTTGGCCATCGCCTCCTCGAGGTAGGCGGCTGGGTCGAGGTCGTCGACACTCCGGCCAAGAAGGCCGCTCCCAAGAAGAAGACCCCCGCTGCTCCGAAGGAGCCCCAGACCCAGGAGTGACCGATGGCATACGCAACCGCAGACGACGTCACCGAACTGTGGGCCAAGGAGCCTGAGCCCGAGGTCATCAAGCTGATCGAGCGACGTCTCAAGCAGGTCGAGCGCATGCTCCGACGTCGGATCACGAATCTGGACCAGCGGGTCATCCTCTCCGAGACGTACAAGGAAGATGTCATCGACATCGAGGCGGACGCCGTGCTCCGGCTGGTCCGCAACCCTGAGGGCTACCTCTCGGAGACCGACGGCAACTACACGTACCAGCTCCACGCTGCTCTCTCCACCGGCAAGCTCGAGATCCTCGACGAGGAGTGGGAGACGCTGGGCGTCCGGTCCACGGCCCGGTTCGGGGTGATCGTTCCGACGCTGGTGATGCCGACATGATCATCGTCGGTGATCGGGTGGTTAACCCGAATCTCTGTGACCACAAGGCGAATCCGCCCATCTGCAACTGCTACCACGACTGGCGCATCCACTGGGGCAACGTGCCCAAGCAGGGATCGATCCAGCCCACGCTGCAGACCGACGGGTGGGTCGAGGTTCCGATTGACGAGGAGGACGACGATGGGACTCCTTGACACCAAGGCTCGGTACGAGCCGGTCACCGTCTTCCCTCAGATCATGGTGATCGACGACGACGGCAACAAGTTCACGAAGCCGTCGGCGACGGGGATCGAGGCAATCGCCCGATTCCAGGTAGCCAACCAGTCCGGTACGTCGGCACGTCGTGCCGAGCAGGACAATGAGGGCTTCGAGTCCGAGAAGGTCTACCGGATGCGGTTCCCGCGGTCGTTCACCAAGGAGCACGGGATCATCGGCGCTCAGTCGAAGATCGTCTGGCGTGGACAGACCTGGGCAGTGTTCGGCGACGCCACCGTCTACAACGGATCGGAAGCCACGGCTCGAGTCGACTACACGGTCAAGCGTTTCTGATGACGGTCCGGCTGATCGGCCAGAAGGCCATGAACACCGTGATCTCGCACCTGCCTGAGGTCCGAGACGCGGTGAAGAAAGAGGGTCGCAAGATCGAGCGCCGAGCTGAGAAGAATCTCGCCAAGGCGCGAGCTTCCACGCAGTGGGACAAGATCTTCGGCCCCGATCACCTCACCACGGTGTCCGGCGACATGGGCATCACCGACTACCTCGTTCACCTCAACGCCCCCAACGCGATGGCAATCGAGTTCGGCCACGCCCCCTCGGGCGTGTTCGGCCCCAACGGATCGCTCGGGCACATCGAGACCAAGGCCCCAGACGGGCTTTACATCATCGTCCGCGCCGCAGGGCTCGCGGGCGCTACCTAGGAAGGAGGGCGCATGTCCTCAATGCCACGCATCCAGGAAGTGCTCCTGCCGATCCTTCGTGGCGCTCCCGAGCTGGAGGGGGTCACCTTCAACACCTGGGTGCCCACGATCGATCTACGAGAGTTCCCGCTGGTCAACCTCCGTCGAATCGGAGGTGGCCGACACCTCGAGCACCCGACCGAACTCGGCATGCCGACGGTCGAGGTGACCGTCTACTCGAACGAGAGTCTGATCGAGGCTGAGCGGATCTACGAGGACGTCCTCGACGTGCTCTACGGAGCGGTCCGGAAGCAAACCCAGACACCCAAGGGATACCTGCATTCGATGCGAGAGCCCATGGGAGCGACCCAGTTCAGCTCGCTGTTCATGGACTCGTGGCGAGTACAGGGCCTGCTCGCCTTCGGCCTTCGGCCACCCCGATAACCAACCACCACAAAGGAGAATCCCTTGTCTCTCAATGACAACGCTGTGCTCACAGCCGCTATGGGCTACGTGTTCACCGCGCCCGTCGGCACCGCCGCACCGACCCCTGCTCAGCTCGGCACCCTCAACCTCGAAGACACCTCCGGATGGACCGGCAACACTGCCTGGGACTCGATCGGCCACACCAGCCGAGGCGAGATGCCCGAGTTCGGCTTCGACGGCGGCGATTCCGAGATGAAGGGCTCGTGGCAGAAGAAGAAGCTCCGCGAGATCACCGCGGAGGATCCGATCGACTACCTCACGCTGCGACTGCACCAGTTCGACGAGACCGCGTTCAACTTCTACTACGGCGAGAACGCCTCGAGCACCCCCGGTGTCTTCGGTGTCTCGACCAAGGGGAACAAGCGCGCGGAGAAGGCGTTTCTGGTCGTCATCGTCGATGGCGACGAGCGAGTCGGCTTCCACGTCTCGAAGGCATCGGTCAAGCGTGACGACGCCATCCAGCTCCCCACGGATGACCTCGCATCGCTGCCGATCCGGGCCACGTTCCTCGACCACGTCGGTTCGCCGCTGCTGTTCTCGTGGATCAACGAAGACCTGTTCAACACGGAGACCGAGATTCCGTGATCTGAGCTTGACACTCCCCTGAGTGTCTGCGGGAGGGGGAGGTTCCTTGGCGGGCCTGCCTCCCCCTCCACACCCCAATCGTATTGCCCGCCAACCACAGAAAGGTTCGCCACATGACCAACATCTTCAAGCTCGATGACATCCGATCCGCAGCCGAGCGCCGGTTCGCTCCGACCAAGTTCGAACTGGGCGACGGCACCGTCGTGACCCTCCCCAGCGTCCTGCGTCTGGGCGAGAAGGCTCGCGAGAAGGTCTTCGCCGCGATCGACGAGATCACCGACATCCAGGACCAGGACGACAAGGACGACTCCGAGGTCGCCGAGGCGGTCGTCGAGGTCACCGGTCGCATCCTCGCGGAGGTCGCCGACCGACCGAAGAAGCTCCTGGCCTCGCTCGAGCACGACGACATCGAGGTGCAGGCGCACCTGTACATGACCGTGCTCACTCGCTGGACCAAGGAGGTCCAGATGGGGGAAGCCGAGTCCTCGCCGAGCTGATCGACAAGCACGGCGGGGCGATTCTCTCAGATCTGCTCCACGAGTACGGAGTTGACCTCCGTGACATGTTCGACGACGACACGATTCTGTCCCCGCGGTACGTGCTCAATCTGATCGTGAACCTCCCCGAGACCTCGGCGTTCTACGCGTCGAGGCGGGGCGGTCACCAGTACCGAGGCTGGGACATCGAGCGGTACATGCTCGTCGCGCTTGTCAACGGCCAGCGCATGGCCAACTACATGTTCCAACTGGCCAACCGGGATCCCAAGAAGTCCTCTGTGCCACCAGCACCCGAGCCATTCCCTGTTCCTGACGAGATGGACAAGAAGAAGAAGCCAGCGCCCAAGCCGGGTTCATTCGCAGCCGTTGCGGCGCAGATGATCGCCGCCCAGCGCAGAAAGAAGGAGATGGCCTATGGCAGAAGTGGGGCAGGTTACAGTCCGGGTCAAGCCGGACACATCGAAGTTCCGACGGGAACTGCGATCCCAGCTCCAGGGTATCCGCGACGAAGTCAATCGTGACGCAGACCGCGACTCCGGATCAGACAACGGATCGATCCGGGTCCGGGCCAATATCGACTACGCAGACTTCATGCGCCAGTGGCGCAATCTGCGACGGCTGGCCGCTGGCCTGCCTCCGATCCGGATCAACACCGAGACCGATCTCGGGCCGGGTGGAGGCGGCGGTGGCCGCGGTCGACGAGGTCGAAACGGCGGTGACGGAGGCGGTGGAGGCCCTGACCTTGGTGGGATCACCAGTCGACTGAGCAAGCTCAAGCCATCGTTCGGATCCGGACTCAACGGCCCAGCTCTGGCGATCATCCTCGGCGGCATCATGCTGGTGCTCGCACCGCTGGTCGGCCTGCTGACCGCGGCGCTGCTGACGATCCCTGGTCTGATCGCTGCGATCGTGGCACCGCTCGGTGCCCTGGTCCTCGGGTTCGAGGGTCTGAAGAAGGCAGCGGAGGTGCTCAAGGCACCTCTCGAGGGGCTGAAGCAGTCGCTGTCCGAGAAGGTCCAGGAGCAGTTCACTCCGGTATTCAAGTCGCTCGAGAAGGTCTTCCCGGTACTCAAGGCCGGACTGCCGAAGGTCTCCAAGGGCGTAGCCGACATGGCCCAGGGTTTCGTCGATGCGGTCACCTCTCAGGAGGGCATGACCAAGATCGAGAACACCCTGACGAACATCGGCAAGGCGCTGTCGATGATGAAGCCGGGTATCCAGTCGTTCACCGACGGATTCCTCACGCTCGCTGAGGAGTTCACCGCGGCACTGCCCGGATTCTCCGAGTGGTTCAACGGCGCAGGCAAGTCGTTCATGGAGTGGACGAAGGGCATGGCCGAGTCCGGCGAGCTGAAGACGATCTTCGAGGGCCTGGGCGAAACACTGAAGGGTCTGTCCGAGGGACTAGGAGGCGTCCTCAAGGAGGGCCTCGAGTTCATGAAGGACCCGGAGAAGGTCGAGAACTTCGTACAGACGCTCGAAAACGTGCTCCGCATCCTGGAGCGACTGGTCGAGATCTCGAACAAGCTCCAGCCTGTCTTCGACCTGCTCTCCGGCGGCGAAGACGGTCCTACCGAGACCGACGACTGGATGGGTACCAAGGTCGATGACCTGCAGCGACTCGCGGACATCTTCGGAACCATCGGCGGGATGTTCGAGACCACCTGGGGTCGAATCCAGGGCATCCTGAGCCAGATCGGGCCTATGTTCTCGAGTGCGTGGAACATCGCAACGACCGCTGTGCGGACCGGGATCAACAACATCGTGACCACGGTGTCGTCGTTCGTAGGCCGATTCACAGCTCCAATCCGAGCTGGGCTGTCTCAGCTCCCCGGCATGTTCTCCTCAGCCTGGTCCATGGTCGTAACCGCGGTGCAGACCGGCGTCAACAACGCCGTGAACGCCGCGATGCAACTGCGGGACCGGATCATCGCGTTCTTCGCGGGCGCAGGCTCTTGGCTGGTGGCGTCCGGACGAGCCCTCGTGCAGGGCTTCATCGACGGCATCACGTCCATGATCGGCGCAGCGGCGGGAGCCGCACAAAGCCTGGTCGGCGCAGTCCGAAACCTGTTCCCGTTCTCTCCTGCGAAGGAGGGTCCGTTCTCGGGATCCGGATACACCGATGAGTCCGGTAAGGCGCTCACTCGCGACTTCGCTGCTGGCATCCGTAGCAACACCGGCCTCGTGTCAGGTGCGACAGCCGACGTGCTGTCTGCGGCTCGGGACCAGTTCCTCACCGACCGCGGTCTCAAGCCTGACGGCTGGCTGCTGGGTGAGAAGCCAGGAGATATGCGCTCCAAGGGAATCTACGGTCAGCGAGTTCCGTCGACCAAGGATCTCGAGCGCGAAGAGGCGCTCCTCGATTACCAGATCAAGGAACTCGATCTCGCGATCGACCAGGAGAAGCTCGCGGAGAAGAAGGCCGAGAGCGAAGGTGCCAAGGAGGCTGCGAAGCATCGAGCCGACATTCTCGGGATCCGCAAGGACGAACTCGAGATTCAGTCGAAGCAGCTCGAGCTGATCAAGGCCGAGACCGAGGCAGCTCGTGAGCTGAACAAGACCTACGGGGAGCTGTTCGGCAAGGCGCTCGGTGTGCCAGTCGACTTCGCGGAAGCCGCTGGGAACCAGTTCTTCTCGGACCTCGGGTTCTCGAACGACGGCCTGCTGCCGACGCTCCTCACGGACGGGACGAAGTACGTCTTCAACATCTCGAACGTGGATGAGGCGATGGCGATCAAGCAGCGCGAACAGAACAAGAAGGCCCTGCAGTACAACAAGTAGGAGGACACATTGCTAGACACCGTCGTTGAGCTGGAAGGCGTCAACGGCGAGCGGTTCAACCTGACGACCGGTGATCGGGGTATCTACCTCGACACCGATCCGTCGGGACTGTATGACCCTCCAGTGAAGGTGGTGTACGAGGAACCGGGTAACTTCCCTGGTGCCCGGTACCTCTCCCACCGGATTCTCCGACGTGATGTCGTCTTCGGAGTCATCATCCTCAACGATGGCGACTTCGGTCCCAGCTCCTGGCTCTCCCGAGATTCAGAGTGGCGCAAGGCATGGGCCTTCGACCGAGACTGCAAGCTCTACATCACGACGCCGAACTCCGGCACACGCTACCTGAAGCTTCGGCTGGGCGAGCAGATGGACATCTCGCTAATCACAGACCCCCGAGGGAACACCCTCAACACCGCAATCGTCTCAGCGATCGCTGGTGATCCATTCTGGTACGAGGACGACGTCCACTACTCGGTAGAGACGACCACCGACACCTCGTTCACCCCAAGCACCCCGGTCGCACAACGACCGAAGGAGACCCTGTACCTCGACGTCGACCCGATCGACGGTCGTGGAGGTCTCAACCCCACCGATCAGTACATCTTCCCGACCTGGACAGTCCCCGGATCCACGGTGCCGTATCCGACGATCGGCGGCGAGCCGAACTGGGCACAGGCCCGCACCACGGTGATCACGCTCCCCGACTACTCGTTCGAGGACCCGGAGTTCGAAAATCGCCGGCTCCAGCTCCCTGGGCTGGTCCACGGTGAGAACTGCGTCGTCGAGGCCGATCCCCGGCTCGAGCAGGTCTCCTCGGAGTCCGGATCCCAGGTCTGGGCTCGGATGAACGGTGTTCGGTTCCGCAACGCGATCCCGCCGTACACGCGGGACCGAGAGTTCGAGATCACCGCATCCGGATGTGTTCCTGGCCAGGTCATCTCGCTGTACCTGCACCGGCCATGGTCCCGACCCTGGGGCCTGGAGTGAGTGGGATCGCCTCGAAGGAGGCGTCTCACAACCTCTACAAGCTGATCCAATCCCGACGCGCGAAGGCCGAGCTTCACCGGCTCGCGCCGCCGCGGGTCCGGCTCTGGGACGGCGACTACACCTTCCGAGGTGAGGTGGCCGGAGAGCTGGCAGGTGACTTCGAGTTCATCGAGAACGCTGCTGGCACTGCGATGCTCCGGCTCTCGCTGGATCACTACCTGGCCAAGTGGGTCATGAACTTCAAGGGCCGACGGAAGCGGAACGTCCACGTGACGTTCGAGAAGCAGGGAGCCCGGTGGTCCGGGCGGATGGCGAACTACACCGTCTACAAGCGCGCCTCTGGCGAGGCGTACCTGCAGATCAACTTCCTCAACGACATGGCCGAGCTGGATCACATCCTCGTGTGGTGCAACCCATTCCTGCGTCCGGAGCTGCAGTTCCCGAAGCTCTGGGTCGTGTTCGGTCCGGCGAAGTGGTGCCTGCTGCTGACGCTGTTCGTCAACATCATCCGGCTCGAGACGTCGTGGTTCACGCTGCCCGACAATCCACTCGACCCATCCGAGTGGTTCCCGCTGTCGTTCAACCCGGCGACGTGGCGGAACATCGTGAAGCCGTTCTCGTTCTGGTCCGACAACTCCCCCACCACCGCGGTGTTCGGGCGGTTCCAGACGTTCGCTCAGGTGGCCAAGCAGGCGCTCGAGGACAACCAGCTCACGATGACGTGCCGACGGTACCTCCACGGCGAGGACGAGCACCCGTTCGAGGGCATGCAGGGTCTGTTCGGGTTCGATCCGATCGAGGACATGTTCACGAAGATCCCGCTGCGTCACGGATGCCTCGTCTGGGACATCGTGGACAACTCCGACTGGAGCACGCCGAGTTCGTTCGGCGGCTCGCTGCTGACGGGTCTGATGCGGGCTGTCCTGAACATCTCGTCGGACGGCGTCGTCGAGGGAGTCGACGTCTACACCGGAGATCCCACGTACCCCGGAGAGTACTTCGATCCGAAGTTCAAGGGCACGACTGCTCTGTTCCCGTGGGTGGTCTTCGAGGAAGGTCCCCTGACCGGGATCAAGTCCTCGGAGTTCACGTATCACGAAGCGACAGACACCAGTTTCGTGGCAGGAGGGTCGTCGGCTGCCGGGATCAACGAGGGCATCGGAGCCCTGATCAACATCGGAGGTGACGCGCTCACATCCGCGATCAACTCGGCTCTGGCACCTGGCGGTGCGTTCGGTCTCGCGATCGACCTGCCGCCCCTCGGCGGTCTGCTGGACTCGCTCGCCAAGCCGATCTACACCGACGTCTTCTTCGCCTTCATGGAGGTGCCGACGTTCCGCGCCGCGGAGCTGTCGCTGCCGATCCCTGGGTTCGAAGACCTGGTATCCGGCCTAGGCGACTTCCACTACTACGAGGCCCGTGTGGACTCGAAGAAGGCGTTCTCTCTCGGCGCTGGACTCGAGGTCCGATCCGCGATCTTCGAGTCGCGGGCTCACTCAGAGTTCACGCTGAAGATCTCGGACGCAGCTCCGTATCTGATCGGTGAGAAGGGCTACGGCCACCTCTGGCTCGGCAATCGCATCTGTGTGTCTCCCCTGGAGTTCCCGATCCCGCACACGCTGTTTGTCGAGCGCGTTCAGCGCATCAGCTACGCCTGGGACTCCGATGGTCCCGAGGGCTGGGAGATGGCCGTCGGCTACAAGAAGCCGAAGGACCCGACGCTGTCCCTGTTCGAAGAGATCGCCAAGATCGGAGAGATCACTGGCGAACTCGGTATTTGGTAATCGCCACGTAGTCACGTGGCCACGTTGTCACGTAGTCACGTGGTGGCGTGGTCACGTGCTCACGTGCCTACGTAAGGACCCGCCATGATTCCCGTGCAAGACGAACTCGATCCCAACAAGCCGGAGGAGCACTTCCTCTGGGGGCTCTACAACATGCCAATGCTGGCAGGGGTTGGAGCCATCACCCACATCGGGATCCTGCGGAAGTGGTCAGAGCACCTGGTGAATTGTGGCTTCGTTCACCGCGACTTCATCGCGGCGATGGCCGACGAGAACGGTTACATCCACATCGACCAGCTCCCCAAGCAGATCCTCAAGCTCCAGAAGCCATTCCGCGGCCCACGCCACGGATTCAACAACGCATCACGCTGGGTCACTCAGGACACTCCTGATCCCGAACCCGTGCGGATCCCCGACATCCGCAAGCTCACCGACCAGGAGAACGACGCCATGATCCAGCAGTACGTCGCTGCCGGAAAGATCCGCGTCGGCTCGGCTGGTCCAGAACTCGCACAGGAGATTTCATGACCCCGTTCAACCCTGACTCGATCGGTGACTACGTCACGCTGATCGCGCTCGCATTCTTCGCGATGGCCAGCACCGTGCTGCCGGTTGCCATCCCGCTCTGGTCGAAGGTCAAGAAGATCGAGGATCACGCATCGAGCGCCAACGAGCAGGTATCGAACACGCATTCCACCAATCTCCGCGACGACATCGACCGCCTCGCGGAGTCGATCGAGGCCGGGTTCGCAGAGTCCCGGACCGAGTTCCGCCTGATCCAGGAAGCTCTCAACCTCGAGCGCCGCGAGCGCATGGAGGGAGATCTGCAGCTCAAGGGCAAGCTGGAAGTGAAGGTGACTGAGTGAGCGAACCCCCAGTTCCCGAAGCGCCAGACGGCGCATTCGTCATCGGCGGCGGCTTCGGCCAGGACGTCACCGAGACCGCGGTCAAGCAGATGTTCGCGGTACCGAAGGTCACGTCGGTCGTCGGAGCGGTACAGACCCTCGAGGACAAGCTCTCCAGTCTCCCCCTGGAGGCGCTGGAGGGATTCCAAGCTCTGGTACCCGACGGCCTGTCGAACCCGTTCACGAGCGTCTCCGACGCCGTGGGGCGCATCATCAGCTCGCTCGCCGAAGCTCCTCGGGTGTTCCTGTCCCGGATCGTCAACCAGATCATGGAGATCTTCCAGGGCCTGATCGTCACGCCGATCAACTCGGCGGTCCAGGGCATCAAGGACTGGTTCAACGGACTGCTCAACTGGCGAGGCAACACCGAGGACAACCACCGGTCGCTGACGAACATGGTGTGGTCCGGCGCTACGTCTCAGGCCGCGGTAGAGGACCGCACCGAGCAAGAGGTCCGGGATGCTGTCGCTTCGCTGAAGGCGCGCTCTGAAGCTCTCCGCACCGAGAACGAGCTGCGGTACCGATCCGCGGTCCCGATGTACCAGGGTCTGATCCCCGGCGGTGATGTCACCTGCTCCCTCGACGACGTCCGGATGTCGGATGAGTCGTCGTTCCCACTCACCCAGTCGTCAAACCTGATGGCTGTGTTCCGGGCTCGGTCGGATGCACCTCGAAACGTCATCACGTTCCTCGCCCGAGGACAAGGCAGCGTGTCGTCTCTCAGGGCGTCCCTGTGGTCGTACGACGACGACACCGACACTTGGGTGCCGGTAGGGCTTTCCGCTGGCGTACACAGCCAGCTCAGCGTCTCATCGGAATACGACTGGATCGATGCCACGATCCTCGACGAGCCCCACTCCCCAACCGTTGGCGAGCTGATGGGTGTTCAGTGGTCGATGGCAGGCACCGGCACGGTGTACATCGCCTCGACGTCCAGTGGAGACAATCCGCGCATCCCCGCGTACCACTCGGTGCCGTACGGCCACGCAACCATCACCGGTACCGCGTACGCGCCTCGGCAACTGACTGACCGAAACACCTGGTGGGTCGGCAGCATCCCGTTCGCACAGGTCGCTCCTGATCTCGGACAGACGTACACCCCGGATCCGCAGTACTGGTTCGACGACTTCAACACCGACTCGAGCACGATGTACCTGCTCTACAACGGAGCCCGGATCTCGAATGGTCGGTTCGGATTCTCCGGCACCACGGACACGACGCAGTACCTGGTCTACAAGGGCCAGCTCGCTACGCCGAACCTGCGAATCGAAGCTACCTCTGGAGTTCACAACGGACGCGCGTCTCTGATGCGCCTCGGGTGCGACCAGAACGGTCGCTCAGGCGTGAGCCTGCTGCTCCGAGGGTCAGGCTCCAACGTCACTGCTGAGCTGTCTACGGTATCCGCTGGCGATGCAGGGTCGACCACGCTGCGAACCTCCGCAACCGTCCCTCAGGACTCGGTGTCCAACCGATGGGCTCTCGAGTACAACGAGTCGACCAAGCGGTACTACGTGTCGCTCAACGGATCTCTGATCCCGGAACTCGAGTGGCAAGACCTTTCGAACCTCGCGATGCGAGGCAAGGGAAAGCGGTCCGGAGGACTAGGCGTGAGCCGGTCTCTAGGCTTCAACTCAACCACCTGGGACAACCTCCTGATGTATGACGTTTGACCCCAAGACAATTGCCCCCTTCTCAGACTCACGTCTGGGTTGGGGGCTTTTTGTCGTTTGCGTGGGTTACCCTCGAAACATGGCCAGACAATTGATTCTGCATATGACCGACGACTTCACCGGAGAGCCTGCGGATGAAGAATGCATCTTGGGATGGGAGGGCTACGACTATTCGATCGATCTGACATCGGACCACTACAAGGAGTTGCACGAACTCTTGCAGCCGTACCTTGAGGCGGCTCATGAAAGGAACAAGCAGCGCAAGAGGCCCGCGCAGAAGATGCGGGCTGCGAAGGTCGATCCGGGGACCGTCAAGCCGAACAAGGAGGAGCGGGACCGGATCAGAGCATGGGCTCGAGACAACGGCCACAACGTCGGGGACAAAGGCGTGATCGCGCAAGCGATCGTGGATGCGTATCGAGAGGCTAATCAGTGACAGATCAGAGCAAGCGTGAGGTCCATGCCGAGCACCGGATGTGCCGGGTGTTCCAGCACGCGTGGGAGCCGACCACGGTCAAGCGTGAGGGCGGCGTGTACCTCCAGGGGCTGCGCTGCATGCGCTGCTCCACCGAGCGGCTGGTCCGGGTCGACCCGCGGACCGGCGAGCTGAAGGGGGCGCGGTACAACTATGCCGAGGGGTACCTCCTCCACGGAGGGGGTGGGCTGACGTCACAGGAACGAGCTGAACTCCGGTTAGCTGAGGTGGCAGGTCACCTGCCGAAGAGGCGTCGGAAGAAGTAGATATGTCACGTGACGAAGGCATTGGCCCCCTGGACTACCAAGTCTGGGGGGCTTCTTCATGCACTGGGTACGTCAGGCCGGGGCAAAGGAATGCCCTGCGGGCATGCTGGTGTCGGATCGGACTCCCCTACACCGAGATCTCCACGAAACCACCGCCCCGATCGCGTACGGCCAACACTCATGGCCACCTGTCCCGGAGGACAAGCGGCAGAGCGTATGGCACAGAGGGCAGATTGATCAGAGCCATCCTCCGTGGCCCACGGGCACGTCGTGGGACGAAGCTACGTGCCGCCAGTCGGTTTAGGTCTGACTGTGCAAGAGCGACCTCCTTGTTTGTACACACAACCGTGACCGGATCCCGGTAACCGTGTCGCATCGGCGTGTCGTCTGACCTGCGGTTTTGTACCACGTAGCCACGTGACCACGTAGTCACGTACGCACGTTCCCACGTCTGCACGTGATCACGTGATAACGTGCTCGGCATGACGACCATCTCGATAGTTCACACGAAGGGTGGCGTGGGAAAGACCACGTCAGCGATGTTCATGGCGACGGTTGCAGCCCAGCAGGGCCTCGACGTCGCAGTGGTGGATGCAGACCCTCAGGGGTCGGCCACAGCGTGGGAGGAGGCCGCGGGCGGCATGCCGTTCCCGGTCTACAAGAGCCCTCGCAGCCTCGAGGTCCCGAACCACGACCTGGTGCTCGTCGACACGCCTCCGGGGACCTCAGGGATCATCCAGGATGCGATCGAGGAAGCAGACCTGATCCTGATCCCGTGCGGGGCGTCTCCGATCGATGCACAGCGCGTCTGGCCGACGCTCGAGATCACCGAAGGCCGGTTGGCCGTCGTGGTGCTGACGTCGGTCGACTTCCGGTCGAGCCTCTGGGTCCGCGTGAAGGACACTCTCAAGGCCGAGCTGGTCCCGGTGGCCGGGTCTCAGATCCCTGGCCGTACCGAGATCAAGAAGGCGTTCGGCACCGTCCCGACGAAGTTCTTCGGCTACGAGGATTTGCTCATCGAAGTCCAGGTGGTGACTAAGAGTGTCTAGTGAGATCCCCGGATTCGAGAACATGACGCTGGCCGAGCAGATGAGGGCTCGCCAGCAACTGGCCAAGAAGCAGGGCACCAAGCCCAAGAAGGTCGCAGAGATCTTCCAGCGGGAGGCCGACAACTACAAGAAGTACACGACCCAGCTCCCGATCGATCTGATCGCCCGACTCAAGATGCGGGCGCTCGAGGAGAAGACCACACCTGCGAAACTGATCACTGAGGTGCTCGAGGATCTGTTGTCTCGGCCAGCCCGAGATCCCGAGGCAGCGAAAAAGGAGCAGGAGCGCCGGAGGATGATCACGTAGTCACGTGGTCACGTAGCTACGTCGTCACGTGGTGACGTGCAAGGAGGAACTGTGTTTGACCAGCTAGAGTTCATTTTCCTGATGGTGGTGTACCTGTTGCCGACTGTGATCGCGGCCGTGAAGCGGTCGAAGAATCTGCTCGGAGTCGTGGTGATCAACGTCCTCCTCGGGTGGACGATCATCGGGTGGATCGTCTCGATGGTGATCGCGTGTTGGAACCAGCGACCGGTGGTCCCGGCGAGCAAGGAGGTAGCAGAGTGGGATCAGAAGCATCCGTGGAACCGCTTGTGATCGGCAACGGTGGATGGAACAACTGGATCGAGCATCCGACATGGACGCTGGAGCTGTGGCGTGAGGACGTCGCAACCGACGAGACGCGGTGCGGATACGGAGAGTGGGTGGTGAAGATGTCTCGACTCACCGAGGGAGACCTCAGCAGGCTGGTAGAGTCGGAGACGCATCGTTCGTAGTCCGTTCATGCACTCCGGAGAGCCCCAGGGACCGCGCGACCTCCCTGGGGTTTCTTCGTGTCTGACATATAGTCATATGCGAATATATGCATATGTTAGATACAAAAAAAGGACCCCCAGGCCCTCCGAAGAGGGCCCAGGGGAGGGGTCAGTAGGTCTCGGGCAGGAACAGTTTGCGGGGATCACCTTCGTGGCCCACGAGGGGTGTGAAGTGGTTCCACCACGCGTCGAGCACCTCGTACTCGAACCCGTTCCACTGTGAGTACTCGATGTACATGATCGCTCGGTCACAATCCTTGCAGATCGAGATCGCGCCGTTTCTCACGATGACTCCTTCATGGACTTGTCGATCGCAGAGACTGTCCTCTGGATCTGAGCGCGGTTCCCGATAGGTCCGTGCTTGGTGATGTAGACCGCGGTACCGGCGACCCAGAACAGCCTCACTACTACCTCAGAGTTGGCGATGACGCCAGCGTGCGAGGACTTCGAGTATCGGCCCTTGATCCGCTCCGGGACCAGGCTCACGAGATCGTGGCCGTACGTGAACCAGAGACGCAGCCCTCCGGCCAGCACAGCTAAGGTGAGAGCTACGACCGCGACCACCACCGGGATGGTGAGGAAGCCGATCCAGTAGTTGTTCATCGGAGGTCTGCCCTTCCTTCGAGGTCGTCGATCTGATGCTCCAGCTCCTGTACCAGCCTGATCTCCGCGGCCAGCATCTGCTCGGCCTCGTCCCGGCGCTCGTCGGCCCGGTCAGCTTCGTCCAGAGCCTCGTGGAGGCGTCGGACCAGGTCTCCGAAGCACCCATGCACCGCGGCGAAGAAGTCGGCGTCAGCCTCCTTCTCGAACGTGGCCACCAGCGTGCGGTCGCCTTCATCCTCGAAGCTGATCGCCCAGACGTCCCACGATGTCATGTAGTCGAGGTCCGGGTCGTATTCGACCTTCTCGACGATCAGGTATCGCTCACCGGCTCCGGTGGTCTTGGACCACTCGGAGTACAGCGTGTCGAAGAACTCACGGTCTTCCATCAGTACTCTCCGTCCATCGAGTGGTCTTCGTCGTCGTAGTCGGCGCAATCACATCCGCAGCACACACAGCAGCCGCAGTCCAGCGCGTAGTCGTACCAGTCGTCCTCTTCGTAGTAGACGTCGTCTTCGTCCATCAGAACTCCTGGGGTCGAATCGGCATCGGGACAGGCTTGGGGTCGTCGAACTTGAAGAATGCGAAGCCCTTGTCGTCGTATTCGACGTGGGCTCCGAGCCCGGTCACGGCTCGCTGAGGAAATGCTTCCTCGATCTCTGCGAGGCGATCTCGCATCAACTGGAGCTTGTCCATTGCCTCCTCCCAGCCGACCAGCTCTACCTTGATGAATGCGGTGCCGAGTGTTTCAGGCATCGGGGTCCTCCTTCGGGATGATTCGTGCTTCGTATGTGATGCCGACCATTCCGGGCACTTCCTTCCCGTCGAGAACGACCGGACGGGTACCGCGGTAGGTGACGTGGCCGACGATCTCTCCTAGATCAGCCAGCGCGCTGGTGGCCATCTCGAGCCACTTGTACTGCTTGTAGAACGAGTCGGCACTTGCGAACACCTCGTACGCGACCGGGATGATGACTGCGCCTATGCGCTCCTGCATCAGCTCGTGGCCGCGAGTGCGGTGTAGACGACCTTGACGGTGCCTGGGATATTGCCGGGGTACAGCTCCGGCTCGAGCAGAGTCGTGACGCTCTTGACGTCGGCCTGCGCCTCGATCTCTTTCCGAGCCTTGGACGCCAGCTCCTTTAGCCAGACGCCGGAGTTCGGTCCGTAGACCGCGCCGTACGAGATCTCTTGGATCGAGGTGACCTTCTTCGTGTTGGGGATTGTCAAGTTGTTCTCCTGGTTAGTAGTCTGCGCCGTAGAGTGATCCCCACGAGCGTTTGCCGACCTCTGGGTCGGTGCCGATCATTACCGGCCCCATCTGCTCTGCCATCAGGCGAGCGATCTCCTTCGAGCCCCACTCGGCCTGAGCCTCAGGGAGCGATGCGACGACCTCGTCGTGGATCGGAAGTCGCAGGTACGGAGTGAATCCGGCCTCGTGGAGGCGGATCAGCGCACGGCACGTTACGTCACGTGACGAAGCCTGCACCATGTAGTTGAGCGCCGAGTACGTGCGGGACGAGTCGACGGGCAGTCGACGCCCGGTAGGGGTCACAATGTACCCTCGTCGGCCAGCCTCCGCGGCCAGCTTCTTCGAGTACTGAGTGACGCCGGGGTACGTCTTGGCGAAGCCGTCGAGGACTCGCTTGGCCGTCATGAAGTCGATCTTCGCGTTCTTGGACAACGTGCCAGCTCCACCGCCGTAGACGGTGAGGAAGTTGGCCATCTTGCCGACCTTGCGAGCCACCTGTGAGGCGTCCGCGGTGATCTGGTGTAGGTCCGCTCCATCCCTGAACGCTTGGATCATCGTCTCGTCGCCCGAGAGGGCAGCGAGCACACGCAGCTCCTGGGTCTGGTAGTCGACCGAGGAGATCACGTGTCCGGGGTCCGCGATGAAGCATCGGCGCACTGTCGAGTCAGTCGCCGGTAGCGTCTGGGCCGGGATGCCCGTGATCGACATGCGAGATGTCCTAGCCTGCAGCGGGTTCACGAACGTGTGACACCGGTCGTCAGAGTCCCTGGTGTCCAGGAACTTCCGCACCCAGGTCTTGTTCCACTTCCCGAGCTTCTTCGCCTCCATGACGATCGCAGCCAGCTCGTTGCCGTCTGCGTCCAGCTTCTCGAGGACGTCCTTGTTAACCTGGCGCTTGCCCGACTCGGTGCGTCCGGTGATCTTCACTCCCATCTCTTCGAGGGCGTCAGCCACCTGATCAGTGGAGTTGACCTTCTCCAAGCCGTACTCGGTGAATGCGATTGCCTCCCAGACATCCTGGTCTGACTTCCACTTCGCCGACAGCGACTCGGAGTACTCGACGTCGAGGAGGAACCCCCTCCGGTCGATGAGAGCACAGATCTCCGAGAGCTTGTGTTCGTACGGGATCAGATCAGCCGACACCGCAGGCACCAACGGGGCCAGGATCGAACACAGCCGAGCTGTGAAGATCGTGTCCATCCCGGCGTACGTCAGGTACTCCGGGTGCCACAGATCGATCGTGGACCAGATCCGGTCCTTGGTCGTCTTGTGCTCCTTGGCCAGTTTGGTCATGAGCCCCTTGACGTTTGCCGCCTGCTCCTTCGAGATGAACTTCGCGATCAGCTCCTCGAGCGAGTGGCCGAACCCACCGGCCTCGAAGGGCCGGGGGTCCACCAGCTTGGCCAGGATCTGGGTGTCGATGATCTTCGGCCAGAGATCTTCCATCTTGATCCCGAAGCACTGGTCGAGCACCTGCAGGTCGTACGAAGCGTTCTGCATCACGATCTTGTCGATCGCCTCGAGGGCGAGTCGAGTCTCGTTCTGTAGCTGCGTCTCCGACTCGTCGACCGGCAGGACCCACGACTCGGACCGGTTCCCGAACTGCACCAGACGGCACCGGAACGTGGGCGAGTAGATGTCCAGCCCAGTCGTCTCGGTGTCGACGGCGAGGCAGTGGTGATGAGCCCGGATGAAGTCGCGGAACCCGTCCAGATCCTCAGGCGTCTCGACGACGTTGATGGTGACGAGGTCACCCTGGACCTCATGCCGTAGCTCGATCACTTACTCTCCTTGTGCTTGGATTGCCTTGTCGAACAAGGCCAGAACGTCTTCCTCGGTGGTCTGGGACCAGTCGTTGAACTCGTGGATGAACGAGTAGTCCGGGTTGCTCGTGTCCAGCCAGAGCTTCTTGAGCGTCTTCTCCGGGATCTGATCGACCAGCGCCTTGACGGCGGCGGAAGCCTTCGGGTCCTCGTCGAAGATGTCGTAGTCGTCGCCTCGAATCGCGGCCTCGTGGCCGGTGGCCAGTCCCACAGCTCCGAGAGCACACAGGCACCCGTCGCCCTTGATCAGATCGCCTTTGCCCCAGCCTGAGGTCTTGAGCAGTTCCTTTGCGGCGGTGAGTGTTTCCTTGACGCTCATGAGTGGTAGACGCTCCTTACGGTTCGTGAGATGGTGGCGGGGTTGACGCCGTAGGACCGGGCGAGATCCGCCTGGGACATGCCGTTGCGGAACGCGTCTCGGATGTCGTTGACCTCGCGACGGGTCAGCTTCGGTCGGTTCGCTCGGTGCTTGCCTCGCTCCGCGCCCTCCATGAACGCCCTGCCGAAGGACCGGCGACCGATCGCAAGCTGGTTCCGGAGAGCTTCGTTCTCCTCCTCGAGGGCCTCGACCTTCTCCCGAGCCTGATCCAGTAGCTCTGTTGCGTTCACAGGTACCCGTCTCCTTCCTCGTCGTCACCGAGGATGTTCTTGACGTCTTCCTCAGTGAGAGTCGTGAAGTCGACGACGTGGTCGAAGTTGCACGTGCGGAACGTGCCGTCATCAAGTGCGATCGTCAGGACTCCGTCGGATGCGTCGAGCATCGGCTCGCCGCGCATCATCGCGAAGCGACCGTCGGCGAAGTTGATTGCTACTGCGACTTCGTGTGCAGCCATCAGCCCTCCTCGGTGTTGTTGCGAGCGATGGCGGCGTTGGCCCAGAACATCGCTTCCTCGAGCTTGGTGATCGCGAGGGACTTCTCGCGTCCGTTGGGAACCCAGGAGTCGATGTACTGGGCGGTCATCAGGAGCTTCGTCCGAACAGATGTGTGCTCGTTGCGCTTCTCCTCGGTGGTGGCAGGGTGGAAGGAGAACCGGTTGTTGATGTCTGCCACCGACTTGGTGGTTGCGTAGATGGTCATGAAGCTCCTCAGTAGGTGTATGGGGTGTCGGGGATGTCCTGGTAGGTCGCGGGAGCGATCTTCCGCAGCTCGGCGAGCAGAAGCCCTGCCAGCTCACGGATCTCGGCGTCAGCAGCCTCGTGCCAGCGGGCCTTGATGACGTAGCGCCAGGCTCGGTGGTTGCCGGTGACGACCATCGGAGACGACGTCATGTTCGGGAGGACTGCTCGTGCTGCCTCTCGGGCCTGCTTGCGGGGCAGCCCTTCTTCGGTCAGACGATCGACGATCGCGTCGTATGCGTCGGTGGTGTACGTCAGGACGTCTGCGATCTCGTCCCGCAACTGACGACTGTCGATGTCCCTGATGGCCGGAGGGGTGTGTACTCCGAGCAGAGTCGGGTCGACGTACCGCTGGGACACCACCGAGAACGACAGGTGCCGGTGACGCTCCAGCTCGGTCAGAACCGACCGGGAGGTCTCGATGTAGAACGTGGCTGAGGCGTGCTCGAGCACCGACTCGTGGCCGACGTCGAGGATGTGCTTGATGTAGTCCTGGTTCTCACGCGTGGCCGGGTTCGGGCGGTGGAACGACCGGTAGCAGTTCCGGCCTGCGAACTCCGCGAGGAGGTCCGCCGACTTGCCGGTGGTCGACTCGAATCCGAGTCCGTCCATGACCTGGCTTCCGGCCAGATTGACCGAGGTAGCTGCCAGCAGCTTGACGGTGCTCATCGGTTATCACCGGAGCCCTCGAGGACGCCTCGCTCGGCGCGGTCGGCCAGCTTCTGTAGGTTCCAGGCCGCCACCAGGTGCAGCGGGTACCCGAGCTGTTCGGCGATCAAGGCGACGTACCAAAGCACGTCTCCGAGTTCGGCGAGAACCTGGGTCCTGGTGATCCCGTCGATCACACCGCCGTTGTCGCGGATGATCTTCTTGACCTTGTTGGCGATCTCTCCAGCTTCACCGACGAGTCCCATTGTGACGTAGGACAATCCCTCGATTGAGGAGCTATCTTCGTGACCTGGGTAGAAGGCAGTCGCTGTTGCACGCGTCTGGTACGTGTCGAGTTGCATATTCTTCTTTCTGAGGAGGTGCAGGGAGGGGGACCGGAGTAGTGATCCCCCTCCCTGGGGGATTGTCAAGCTCGGGGCGTCAGCAGCTCATCGGAGCCACTGGGGATCGCACTGCTGGCTGCGATCTCGCTCGGGGCAGGCGAACATCTTGTACGCCTTACCGGCCTTCGAGACGCCGGAACGGTAGGTCATCTTGCCGTGGGAGCAGAACCGCTCCTCACCGTTGGGAGCTTCCTGGGAGGCCGCGGGAGCGCCTCCACCGCTGCGCTGGCCACCGCCACCGCCGCCTGCGGGCTTGGCCGGAGCCAGGCTGGCGAAGCCGTTGGCGTAGAGCTGGACCTTCTGCATGTACGACTTGAGAGCGTCGTCGAGCATGGCATCTGCCTCGGCCACGGTCGTGGCGCGGAGAACGAGCCAGGGAGCTTCGAAGCCAGCTCCCCCCTTGAGGGTGGTGACGATCGGAGCTTCGAGAGTCGGCGCTGCCGACGTCGGACGGTCCTGGGTGACGGTGATGGGAGCCTCCTGGAAGGTGTCGACCGGAGCCTGAGCCACGGTGTCGGGTTCGAACGGGGGTTCTTCGGTGGCCGCGGGAGCGGCGAAGGGGTCAGCCATGGTCATTTGTATTTCCTGTCTGTTGGGGAGATGAGTTCGAGAATGAAGAGCGAGACGAGACCGACGGCGATCAGGAGCAGACCGTCTATCGGGCTCAGAACTACTTGATCGGGCATGCGCCGTTGGAGCAGTTCTCGTCCACGCCGTCGGCGATGGACACTGCTTCGTAGGCTTCGAACTGGGCCTTGGTGATTCGCTCGTACGGAGCCTGCGGGAACGACGCTTCGGGGAAGATCGTCGAGCCCTTGATCAACCCCGCGAACCTCTGCATCGTGTCTGCGACGTCGTCAGCGGTGTACCGGTCCGGGTCGACGTTCGCGGTGAACGACACCGCGTTGTCAGCCCAGAGCTGTTGGTACAGCGACTGGAACGCGAAGAGCTGGCCGAGCGACAGCTCGTCAGCCGACTCCACGAGATCCTCGGCGTTGTCCTCGCCGTAGAGGTCGGTGACCTCCTGGAGCAGCGTGTCCTTGGTCGGGATCGTGACGACCGCGGTGTTCGGAGCGAAGAGGTCTTCCTCGACCTCGTATCCCTCGTTGACCAGCTTGGCCAGAGCCTCGAAGTCCGAGTTCTGGTTGAACCGGACTCGACGGAGGAAGTACCGCGAGAAGATCGGGTGGATGCCCTCACTGACCCCCGGCATCTTCGCGACCGTGCCCGTCGGGGCGATCGTCCGCTTCTTCACCGGCACCGGGATCCGCAGGTCGTGCGAGAACTGGATGGCCTCGTCGTCGACCTTCCGAGCCAGCTCACGGAGCAGTCCGCGGACCGAGTGCATCTGCGGAGCCATCGAGTACCGGATACCGGTCTTCGCCAGGTACGAAGCCACGCCCAGGTGGCCGACGCCGATGCGTCGGTTCCGGTCGAGAACCTCTCGGGACTTCGGATCTCCCACGGGAGAGAACGTGGCCCGGATCAGGAACCGGGTCATCAACTGATGAGCCCGGAGCAGCTCGAGGTGGTCGGTGCGACCGTTCTCGGTGACGAACGCTGCCAGGTTGATGTGCCCGAGGTTGCAGGGCTCCCACGGCTCGAGGGTGATCTCGCCGCAGGGGTTCGTGCAGACGACCTCGTTGGGCTCACCCTTGTTCGAGTACGAGGAGTCCCACATTCCGGGTTCTCCGTTGCGTACAGCGCCCGTGGCCAATGCTCCCAGCACGGTCTCGGCCTTGAGTTGGTCGACCAGAGTGCCGTAGCCCTCGTCTCGAGGGTCCTTGGAGGCGTACTTCCAGAACTCCTCGTCGACCTCGACCGAGATGTTCGTCGTCCAGTGGTCACCGGACTCCTGCTTGCAGTTGATGAACTCCTCGATCTGGTGATCAGCCCAGTGCATCATCGCCATGCGAGCCGAGCGGCGAACGCCGCCAGCGACCACACACTGTGCGATGGCATGGTCGATCGACATCGCGTCGATCCCCGTCAGCTTCACTCCGGATCGATCCGAGAGGATCGTGGAGACCTTCTGCAGCATCTCAGCGAACGGCTTCGGCCCGGAGGCCACGCCTCCGAACGTCTTGAGCTTGGCCCCAGCGGGGCGCACTCGGGAGACGTCGTAGACCCGGTGGAAGTTGACCGTGTCGGCCCGGTAGTGGGTGTCGATCAGGTCGACCAGGGCGCTGGCCCAGCCCTCGCGGGAGTCCTCGATCGGGTAGGCACCCGTCCACTCCGAGTCGTACTTGTCGGAGAGGATGCCTGCGTCCTTCATCTCCTGGTAGTCGGCATGGTCTGGGTCACAGACGATCTCGACGCTGAGGAAGTGCTGGACCGGCCCGTACTGCTCGAGGTATCGGTTCGAGTAGTTCGCACCGACGCCCCCGCCCTCCATGAGGCGCATGAACGTGAACTGGAAGTGGTCGGAGATGTCCGACGGCCATCCCGAGACCCAGCAGTTGAACAGGTGCTGGGCGTTCTTGACTCCCGAGGCCCAGAGATGCCTGCCAGCGGGCAGGATCTTGAACTCGGTCATCATCCGGATCAGGTCTTCGCGCTCGTTCCCGATCTGGTACTTGGAGTCGACTAGGGCCAGGTTACCTTCGACCACGCGAGCAACCGTCTCAGGCCAGGTCTCCTTGGTCCCATCAGGCTTAGTCCGGGAATAGGTACGGTTGTAAACCAGCTCTCCTGTTGGACCCCAGGGTATTTCGTTGGTTGGTGTGTCAGTCACTTGATCCTTTCAAGCTCGTGTGGTTGGAACCACGCATCGGTGGTGTCGTCGTTGGTGAAGGACACGCCGATCTCACCGAGGTTGGTGCCGGTGACCGTGCCCTTCTTTCCCCGGTACTGCGGCCATGAGCCGCGGCTCGGGTACTTCTCTTCGTCTCGCTTCGCGACGACGCGTACGCCCTTCCTCACTGGTGCTCGATCAGGTAGTCGATCAGCTCCTGGAGGTCGTCCTTGAGAATCCCGACGTACCGGTCGTCGTTGATGCGGAAGCGCATGAATCCGCCTTCGTCCAGGATCTCGAGAACGTCTCCGTCGGAGTACGTGAGGCCTCGCCGAATCCAGCCCATCAGGCAGCTCGCTGTCCGTAGCCGGGGGTGAACGACCCGCCGACGTACATCTCGAGGTCGTCCTCAGGCCAGTTGTGGAGCATCATCGGGCGCTGGTCCGGGAACAGGTCCGGAGCCAGCTCAGCCCGGTACAGTTCCGACCCGGACATGCCGTTGAAGGTTCCGTCAAACAGGTTGTGCATTGGTCACTTTCGGTCGGGAGCCCGGACCGTCGGTGCGGTCCGCGTGCTGCTGCTTGTTGGAGGAGTTCATGAGGTCGGTGAGAGATGCCACTGCCTGAGACAGCGCCTCTTTGTCGGCCCCGTTCCGGATCGACTCCTGCTCGCCGTACCGGCGCACGACCAGGTCGAAGTACCGGTCGTTGAGCTTGAACAGAGACCGCTCGATGTCGAGCTTGATCTCGGACGTCGCGGTGCCTGCGACACCCGGACCTTCAGGCATGAACTCGACGAGCGCCTTCTTGACCTCGTCGACCGAGTACCGGTAGTTGCCGGAGAAGTGGTCGTAGTCGGTGCGCTCCTGCGAAGCGATCTGGTGTCCGAAGTGGACGATCGCCTTGTATCGACCCGTGGGGGTCGAGTTCATCAGGCGGGCCTCGGCACCGGGCCGAGCCAGGATGTGCTCCCAGATGCCCTGCTCGATGTCCTCAGCCTCGACGATCCCCGGCCACTGGTATGCAACCGACTTCGCCGCCTTGGTGATGTCCTCTCCGAGGACTTTCACTCTGAGGTCTTCCACTGTGCTTCCTCCTTTCGGGCCATCGCGACGGCGTGCCATGCAGCGCCACACTGGCTTTGTCCGTAGTCGTATCGGTGCGGGCGCACCTGGGACTCTTCGGTCTTGGGCCGGGGGATAGTCAAGTTTCAGACCTCCCAGGTCCGACCGTCGACCGAGAACCGACCGTTGGAGATCGGGATGATCTCCGGCTTCACGTGCGCGCCGTCGATGGTCACGAGACCGAATCCCTGCTGCCAGTTGGCGGTTCCGCCCTTGAGGTACTGGGCCAGCTTCATGTCCATCAGGTTGCCGACCTCCATGCCCCAGACCTGCTTGGTGATCTTGCCGCCGAACCCGTTCGACTGCGGCTTGAGGCCGAGTCGGTGGGTGTGTCCCATGATGATCGAGGTGTTCAGCTTCACCGCGGCGTTGAGCGCGGTGTCACCGGCACGCTGGGTCAGTCGGATGCCTCCGAGGTGGCCGTGGGTGGTGTGCCATCCGTTGGCGATCTTGTTGAAGTCCGGGAGCCGGGTGATCCCGAATCCGTTGAAGTCCAACAGGTTCTCGAAGTTGAACTCCTTCGACTCCACCAGCGCCGGAGCGTACCGAGCGAGGTACTCGCGGGGCCGCAGGTCGTGGTTGCCTTCGTGGATACCGATCGGGCCGGAGTACACGTCCCGGAGCGGGCCGAGCAGACGCTGCTTCGTGGTCTCGGAGTCGACGAAGATCGACCCCTCGAACTCGCCTCGAGTGTCCTTGTTCCAGCGGGACGGCTGCGGGTAGTCGACCAGGTCACCGATGTGGATGACCTCGTCGGGCTGGTAGTCCCCGATGAACCCGATCAGCGCCTTGACGGCGCGGCGGTCCTCGTACGGGACCTGGGTGTCGGAGATGATGACGATGCGCTTCACTCGATCACCTCGGTGTACGGAGCGAACTCGGTGCCGTCGTCCCATGATGCGGTCACGCTCCGGTGAATGTCGTCCTTCGTGTAGCCCCACTTCCACTCGCCTAGAGCGTAGTTGTAGCGGTACCAGTCTCCGGTCGAGTCCTGCACCAATGTTCCGTAGGGGACCAGCGACAGCGCAGGCCAGCTCGCGGTCGGCGGCGAGACTACTGCCTCGGACTTCGCCTGGCGCTCCTGGAGGATCACCGCGTAGTTGCGGATCTTCTCGAGGTCGTCGTCGAAGACACCCTTGAACTGGGCACGGGATGCGTACTTCATGATGTTGCCAAGGACATACGCCTTGAACCCCTCGGGGCCGAGCTTGTCGGCGATGAAGTCGATCGTCTCGATCTCGGAGGATGCGTAGTGGTCCACGTGGACTCGGGTTTCGGTCATTCTTGCTGCTCCTTCATCTGAGCGAGGATGGTTTCGAGGCTCTCTTCGGAGCCCGCGGTCTTGAGTGCTGCAAGCCCGATCATCGGGTTCTTGTAGCCGGTGACGGTGACCGTGACTTCTTCGTCTGCAGCGTCGAACCGGAACCCGAGCCGGATCTCGTTCTCTTCGTTCACAGACCGGTCTCCGATGCTGTGTAGTACTCGATGACCGAGCGGATCTTCGAGGTGTCGTAGCCGATGATCGGGTCGTGTGCGTCGGTCACGATGACCGGAGTCGACCGGGCCTTGAGAACTCCGGTGACGTACGTCCGGGCCTCGTCGTTGGCAGAGATGTCGACGTACTCGAACTCGACGCCAGCTTCCTCGAGCTGGCTCTTGACGCGCTCACACGGCTTGCACGACGGCTGTCCGTAGACGGTGACGGGAGAGAACAGATTCATGGGAGTACCTCGAGTTCGTTGGCGTAGAACGCATACGGATCTGCGTTCGACGGGTAGTTGGGGATGACGTCGTACAAGACGGACTTGCGGACGGAGTTCGGAGGGAACACTGCGGAGACCTTGCCGACTGCGCCTTCGCGCATGCCGAAGTACGTCTCGACACCAGGCCGGACCTTGACGATGTCGCCGACCTTGGGGATGTTGCTCATGAGATCCTTTCGTGCAGGGCCTCTTTGCCCTGGGTTGATACGAGAGAGTTGACGTCTTCGCCGTCCGGCATCGGGATGATCCGGGCGTTCGGGAGCGTCTTGGCGACCGTGGTCGCGAACTCCATCCCGGCATCGTCGCCGTCGGCGAGGATGTTGACGTTGCGGTAGCCGAGGAACAGCTCGCGGAAGTACGGCTTCCACATCGCTGCACCAGGCAGGCCGACTGCTGGCACATCGGCCAGTTCGGCTGAGATCGTGTCGATCTCGCCCTCGCAGATCGCGATGTCCTTCGAGTACCGAGTCATCACCTGGGTGTTGTAGATCCGGGGCTTGTCCCCAGCTACGGTGAGGTACTTCGGGTTGGACCCGTCGAGCTTGCGGAACCGGAGCGAGGCGACAGACCACCCGCGCCATGGCGAGTAGCGCATGTACGGGATAGCCAAGCACCCGCGGTACATCTCATGACCAGGGAGTGGGTCGTCTACGAACCCCAGGCCGTACGGCGCTGCTCTGCCGTCGATCCCCCGACTGGCCAAATACTCTTCGGCCTGGCTTCCCGGCAGATCGTGCCGGTACCGGGTTGTTGCCTCCCACAGAAAGCTCCGCTGCAATTCGCTTAGCCTCTGCAAAACTCACCTCCTTCTCTTCGTGTCGGATGATCGAGATGACGTCACCCTTGACGCCACACGCCATACAGTTGAATGCGTCGTTGTCGTAACTGACTGCGGCAGACGGATTCTCGTCGCCGTGGAACGGACAACAGGTCTTGTTCCATTCGTGCTGGTCCTCGGGTGGTTCCCAGTCCGGGTAGTACCTGAGGATCGCTTGCTTGATGCTCACGTCACCTCCTGGGGGATAGTCAAGTTCACTCGCGCAGTTCGAGAATGACCGACGTGCCCTCGGTGTAGTCGTTGGTGCTCCGCTGACGGACCCGCACCTGTGCTGGTGCGTGGATCGTGATCGTTCGATCCTCGGCGTCAATCTCGAGCACGATGCCCAGCTCTTGGAGAATCTCTTCGAACGCTTCCATCAGTACGCGTGACCTCCGGTCCAGTAGCCCTCGAGCGACTTGAACGCTCCGATCAGGTCCTTGTGCAACGGAACCGGGGACGAGCAGACGAAGTCGCGGCGAGGGGTGCAGAAGTCGGTGACCGGGATCGGTCCGGACTTCCGAGGTCCGTACCAGGTGTAGACGCCTCCGGGGAGATGCGGCAGGCCAGCCGCCTCGATGCCTCCCCAGCCGTCGGGTCCGACCTGGTGACGGGGGTTCCCGAAGAACACCGCGTACGTGTTCTGCGCCATGTACGGCTGGGTCTGCCAGCGGTCGACGACCAAGGAGCCTGCGGAAGCTCCCAGCGAGTACCCGTAGATGCCGATACGAGTACCAGGGCACGTCGCCCGCATGTGCCGAGCTTCCTTCTCGAGCTTGTCCCCTGCGACCTTGCGGGAGTAGTCGGCTCGCAGCACGTCAGCGGGATAGTGGATGTTCATCCGCCATCCGGCTGGGACGTTCGGGACGTTGTTCGAGTCGGTGTCCTGGTATCCGCCGATCGCGTAGTGAGCCACCGCGGGGCACCCACCGGACTGAGCCGGTGCGGCACCGATGGTTGCTGCAGCCGAAGCTGCGATGATGGCGGCGATGATGCCGCCGAGGATGCGTTTCATACTTCTCTCATGTCTGGGGTGATGATCACCCCGATTGCTTGGACAGCGGGCGGTGCCCGCAGGTAGTCGATGATTCGTTGAGCCGCCTCCGGGTCGTCCCTGAGATGGCCCAGGATGTCGCGGTTGCACTTCTGGCACAGCAGACCTCGGACCATGCCGGTTGCGTGGCAGTGGTCGACTGAGAGCTTCTTCTTGAGCCCTCGGGCTCGCTGGCAGATGTAACAGACGCCACCCTGGGCTTCGTAGATCTGGAGGTACTGCTCGGAGGTGATTCCGTAGGTCTCACCGATGTGTCGCTCGTGGGAGTAGTTCCGGCGGTTACGCCGGACCTGCCGGTGGTGCGTGGCGCACCGCGGACCAGGCACCGGCCTGCCGTTTCTCCCGACCTTCAGCTTGCGCTTCGTCGTGATTCCCTCTGCGGCACAATCGATGCACCCCTTACGAGGCGTAGTCATCGTCGTCGAACACCGCAATCACGAACCAGGCGATCATCAGCCCTACGAAGATGGCCGTCCAGATCACCACCGCGGTGGTTCCTAGGTCGTCGATCATCCGACTATGTAGATGACCAGGGCTGAGATGAGAGCAATCACTCCCAGCAGAGCGGCCATGAACCCTGCGACCCATAGGATCTCGTACAGCAACAAGTCATCCTCCTTTCTGGGGGATTGTCAAGGCCGAGGCCTGGATCAGCGGATGTTGATATCCGGGATGATGGTCGACGGGTTGTAGGTGACCCGGTAGTGGTCCTTCGACACGTTCGCAGCGTCGAGCTGCTGGATCGAGAACGTGGTGTGCGAGTTCCGACCGTTGATGTGCTTGTGGTACCCACCGGGCACCTTGCACGTGGTGCGGATCGCGTCCGGATCGATCTCGGCGTTGCACCAGCCTTCGATCAACTGGATGATCTGACCTTCCTGACCACCGGCCTCGTTGTTGATGATCACGATCCGACGGTTGATCTCGAAGTTGTCGGCGGCGGTGGCGATGTTCTGCGAGACGACGTCGGCGTCGTTCGCGGTCGAACATGCGGCGAGCGGGAGTGCAGCGGCGAGGGCCAGTAGGCCAGCGGCGAGCTTCTTCTTCATTTGGTGCCTTTCAGAAAGGGTAGCGACGAACGGGAGTGCGACGGGTGATGATCGTGGCCAGGAACGCGGCCCAGAGCACATGGAGGATGCCGACGGTCCACAGCGGGGCTGTGACCCACCACCACGACCAGTCGATGACCGAGATGAGCTTGAGGACGAGGAACACGAGGAACAACAGGGTGACGAGCATGATCAGGCATCCTTGGTGAGGTTGGCGATGGCCCGGTCGAACAGCGCGAGCACCGGCTCTTCGCTGGGCTGGGTGTCGTTGAACCGGTAGATGTCTCTGAAGTCTCCGTCTCCGTCCAGGTGCTCCGTGGCCACGACGCTGCGAAGCGCGTCGACCGCAGCGATGGCGGCTTCGTCCGTGTACTCGTTGTCTCGGACGAAGATTCCGTAGCTGGAGCCGAACTCCCGGATCAGATCTTCGTACGTGGTGATGCCGGTGGTCGCCGAGACAATGCCTCCGAGCGCACACATGCACCCGTTCGGAGCGATGAGCGACATTTTCGTCCAGCCCTTCTCGACGATCAGGCGCTTCGCCTCGATCAGGGTCTCAAGTGCGAGCTGCTTCTCCAGCCGCTTGATCGTGGTGTCGAACAGCTCGATGACTTCCTCGCGGTGACGCTTCCAGGTGTCGTTGAACCAGTAGACGGTCGAGTACTCGGTGCGCTCCCTGATCGCGATTTCGTCGAAGAGCCCTTCGTTGATGGTGCGGGCCAGCTCGAGGGAGGCTTCTCGAGACAGCCCGTCTTCCTCGAAGAGCGCATACGACTTCTCGAGCACGGCGTCTTCGCCAGCGGCGGCGACACCGATCGCGCCGAGGGCGCACATGCACTTGGAGCCGTCGACTCGACGGATCAGGAGATCCCCTCGGCCCCAAGCGTTCTCGTCGGCGAGCAGCAGCTCCTTGGCCGCGGTCAGGTTGTTGATCTTGTCGAGCGTGGTGGAGGTCATGGTCTCTCTTTCAGGTTGGGGGATAGTCAAGTTCAGAGGCTGGCGAGGTCGATCTTCTTGGTGATCTCGTCGTCGTACAAGCCCTTCGGCACCGAGATCCAGGCTCCGTGCTCGGTGGTGTACAAGACCTGGGTACCGTTCGTGACTAGGTACCCTCGGTTGCCGACGCGGTAGAGCCCGTCGGAGGTCACGGTCACGGGGATGATCGGATCCGGCTCCGGAGTCTCGAGCTGGTCGAGCTGCTCTTCGAGACTCTCGATGCGCTTCTGGATGTCGGCGATCTTGGCCTTGATCCCCGCCTTGGGGTCGAGGAGTTCGATCGAGGTCGCCCGGATGTATCCGTAGAGTTCTCGGGCGTCGTCGTCCACGAAGATGTCTCCGTCACGGTCGGGTGCCTGAGGGTCTTCGAGCAAGAAGGTGTCTCCGACCTTGAGTTCTGCTTCGGAGTCGTTTCGACCGAAGATCGCGGGGCCGGTCACTACGTACTCGCCTGCAGGGATGGTGTAGCTCATTGTGTTTGGTTCCTGTCTGGTAGGTGGGGGATTGTCAAGTTGTCAATCGAAGTCAGCGATACGCATGGTATCGCCGACGAACTGCAGCTCCGCGTAATCGCTACCCGAAGCATCGGACTTGCCCCCGCGGTTCTTGACCGCAGAGACGTTGAGTGAGTCGTACCCGAAGCCTTCACCGACGCGGTGAAGCGTCAGCACAAGCTCTGGGACACGGGTGATCTGTCCCTTGACCCCGGACATCGGGATCGGCTTGTCTGCATCGTTGTACGGCCCGGTGACGTGGTGGAGGCCGATCACGCAGGCTCCGGTATCTCGGGACATGGTGTGCAGGTAGTCCATCAGCGACTCGAGACCTGCGAACGGGTCGTCCTCCGCTGAATCCGTCCGGACGTTGGTGATGTTGTCGACCACGATCAGTGACGGATAGTCCTCGTACAGAGCGTAATACGCCTCCATCGAGTTCTCGAGCGTGTCCAACGACGGGGATGCGTTGTAGTTGAACCGGATCAGCACCTGGTCCAGATCCTCGGCGACCCCTGGGTCGAGGTCTTGGTTCCGGACCTGGCCTGCCGATTTCTCGAGCGGGTTCCCGGTCATCATCGACACCATGCGGGTGAGCTGGGTGAATGCGTCCGAGTCTGCTGAGAAGTACATCGTGTTGACGCCCGACTTCACTGCGTAGTCGAGCACGAACGCTGACTTGCCGGTGCCCGGACCGGCACAGACAAGGCACAACTGGCCTCGTCGGAGTATCACGCCTTTGTCCTCGATGGCTTTGTAGACCATCGGCAGCGGGTCACCTGCCGAGCCTCGGACGTAGAGCGACTGTCTGGGTGTGAGAATGGGTACCTCCTAGTCGGTGTAGTTGGTGATGAACACCGGGTCTTCCGGTGCAACGGTGAAGGTGCTCCACTCGGAGTAGCCTTCGTCGGTGTTGGTGATGTCGATCTCGACTTCGTCCGTGTGCATGTGGACCCTGCGGATCTCGCCGTGAACCGTTGCGGAGATCTTGGCTTCGCGGAGCACGACCGGGAAGACGACAAGCTGGCCGATGTCGGCGTGGGACAACTCACCTGCAGGCTTCGAGGCACAGTCCCACATTCCGGATCGGAGGGCGTGAGCGTCGGCGTCGGGCAGAGCGATGGGCAGGTGCGTAGACATGCGGAATATCCTTCTGTTGTTCGTCAGTGTGGTTGTACTGGGGCACAAGGCAATAGCCGTTTGTTGTTTAAGACCAGGGCGTGGCACCCCGCCCGGTCCCCCGATGAACTAGCCGAGATACCCGGCGAGATCCTCGATCAGCTTCGGAATCTCCGAGAACGGGATGTAGACCGAGTGCGAGTTGCCGTCTGGATCGACCACAGAGGTCAGCAAGGTGTTGTGTTGGCTGGAACGAGCGACCTCGATGAGGTCGCCGTCTTCGTCGGTGTAGCTGAAGGCCATGGTGGATCTCCTATCGGATGAATCGCAGCGGTGCAGCCACGATGGTGGTCGCCAGGTCGAAGCTGGCCTGGACCAGCTCTCCCGCGGCGGTGATGACGCCTAGAGCGTCCCATGCAACAGCGACAGGGAGGCTCACGGACTCCCCGCCGACGGCGTACAACAGGTCGTCGGACCGGTGCTCAGGCAACAGCCCGGACATGCTCACAGCTTCTCCTTCCGGATGATCGGATCGTGGATCGGCACGTCAGCCTCGATCGCGTCGGACTCGGCGTCCATCGCGTCCCGCAGGTCGAGCATCACCTGCTGGCCCTTGCGCCGGAGCAGCCGCATGATGTCTTTGCCGTGGATCCCGTTGCGCTGCATCCGGAGGATGCCTGCGGTCTCGTGTGGAGCCTTGAGCATCTGCTCTTCGCTCAGTGTGTCGGTCTCGGTCGTCCACTCTCGTGGGTTGTCAGGTCCGAACTCGTCTGTTTGGGTCATTCCTCTCCTCAGGGGATTGTCAAGGGTCAGGCCCCGAAAACGGGGCAGTGGTAGTTCACATCGCAGAAGGCGCATTTGTCGGCCTCCGGCTTGGCCTCGAAGTCTGCAGCTTCGATGCCTCGTTCGACGTCGTGGAACGCCTCGGTGATCTTCTCCTTCGTCCAGTCGGTGAGGTCGTAGGGCGCGGTCGGCTTCCCGACCTTGCCTTTCTTCCCGGCCATGTAGTAGTCGCCGGTCTCCGGCTTCTCGACTCCGAACATCATCGAGATCGCCAGAGCGTAGACCGCGAGCTGGAAGTCGTCACCGGGGGTCGCCCCGGTCTTGTAGTCGCGGACACGCAGCTCTCCGGTCGGAAGCTCGACGACGGCGTCGATGTAGCCTCGGACCCGGATGCCGTCCAGCTCGATCAGGAAGTACAGCTCGACTGCGGGCTTGCCCTCGGGCGTGATCCAGATCTTCTGGCCGTTCGGGAAGCCTTTGACGCTCCCCTCGAGGAACCTGAAGAACTTCTCGATCTGCTCGAGCCCGACTTCCCAGCGGCGCTCGAGATCGCGCTCACCGTTGTACGGTCCGGACCAGAACCACCAGTCGAGGTTCGGCGTAGCCTCGGTATATCGACCGACCTCCTTGGCGTACTCCTCCTTGAACAGCTCCTTGGCCTCCTCGAGGCTCATCGGAGTGCCCTCGAAGTCGCTCAGGCACTTCTTCTCGAGGACCGTGTGAACCGCTGAGCCCTGAGGGAGCCAGGCTGCAGGCCTGGACCACACCTTGTCGATTCGAGCGAGCTTGTACGCCATCGGACATCGGACGTACGAGTTGAGCTGAGACACGGATCTGAGTGGCAGTTTCTTCGTGTCATCAGGTATTGTCACTGTCAAGGCACGAGATCTCCGTTTCTGTGAGTGATGGCATCGGTGATGTGGTTACGCAAGACTTCGAGATCGAACAGGCAGCGGCCTACTGCTTTGGACAGGAGATAGACCGCTGCCTCTGCCTTCCCGTGCATCATCTTCTCGGCTTCGAGAACGCCGTGAAACAGGCTGGTCTTGGCTTCGGCCCTGAGAATCCGGTCGGCCACCGGGGCATACAACTTCCCGGTGTCCTTGACCAGAGGGCTTCTGTAGACCAGCAGGATCTCGACTGAATCCTGAGAGCATGACTCCACCGTGCAAGACTGCGCGAACAGCCAGTGTTGCTTGTGGACGAGTACCGATGGGGGGTCCAGGACTTCGAGTCCGGGCATCGACGACGGCAGCAGGTGTGAGAGGGGCACTACGCTGTTCTTCTTTCAGATGAGCTGAGCGATGTCTGGTGGCCAGCACCAGATCATCTCTCCTTCGTCGGTGAGATTCGTGTGCTCGTTCACTCGAATGAGCAAGTCATCGTCACCGATCACGCGGGGTCGGTAGGCGAAGCCACCAGTCTTGGCTACGCCGGGGGTCGGTGGAATCTCAGGATCGAACTCGACGACGATGTCCTCGTCGCGGAGCTTCTTCCACCACTTCTTGAGACGGTTGAGCTTGTCCTCGGACATGCCCTTGCCTCCCGTCCGCATGTACTCTCCGTGATCTCGAAGTCTGCGGTACGGAACTGCCTTCGTGTGCTTGAACTCGGTCTCCCAAGGCCAAGCCTCGTTGACGACCTGTCGAGTGGACATACGCCCACCATAGGTCCGGATGTGCCAGGAGACAGCCTGACGAGTCACATTGAACATCTCAGCGATCTCGGTCTGGTTGTGGCCCTGGCTCTTGAGGGACTCGATCACCTCCTTCGAAAGCTCGGGGACAGTTGGGTATGCGTTGCGGCTCATGCTTAACCTCCATGAGAAAGGTCTCCGTTCATTGTCCTTGACGGACTGCAGAGTATCAGCCGGGGAGTGTCAAAGACATGTCTGCTCCATTAAGCGTGTCGTTCGCCAGACCTACAGCCCGAGGCTCGAGCTGAGGTTGACAGTTGTTGCGGATCTGTAACTTAGGTAACCGAATCGTAAACTAGCGGTGCCTGTGATCACATCGCAACTTACTGGTTAGTCAGTACTAACCGAGGTTCGTATCTTGTCCCTGATTTGTAGGTCTTTCTCGTGAGATCCAGTGCCGCGGTGGTTGTATCGGTTTCGGACCGGTGTCCGTTTCACGGAACTTTGTTCGATCACTTGTTCGATGGAAGCACTGCAGCGCCCCTCTCCGACACTACGCCGAACCCCCAGGTCACCACCCTTTCTCTGCCAGGAACTGCTCCAGGTTGTGCCGGTGGACCACCCTGCCCCACCAGATGATCAGGTTCTTGGGGATCTGGTCGATCAGAGCTGACACCTCCGGTGCCATGTGACCGAGCTGCGAGTCCAGCTCGTTGACCGCGATGAACTCCAGGCCGTGGGCGTACATGAACGTCCACAGCTCGAGCGCGGCGTCACGCTCGGTCGATACCTTGGTCTCAGCTTCAGTCTTGTTGAGCATTGATCCTCCATCTGGTCGTGACGGTCTCAGTCTCGTCGAAGTAGTTGATCGCTTTGAACTCGAGCATCAGCTCGGCGGTCGGGTAGTAGCTGGTGACCCAGCGGCGGTGCGCCCCGCGCCAGCCTGGAACCTTGGCAGAGGTGACGTGGGCGGTGCCTTCGTCCCGCTTGACCATGGTCTGAGCCTGCACGACTTCGCCGTACTTCGTGACCAGGTTCGAGGGAACCGGGACAACCGGCGGTGTGTACGTGCTCATAAGGATCTACGCGCCTTCGCCCACTTGAACGGCAGGAAGCCTCCCGAGGCGAGCCATGCGTCGAGTGACTCGAACAGCTCGGTCAACTCGTCGACCTCGGAGGGATCTAGGTCGCATGAGTTGTTCGAGTCGACGAATCTGCGAATCCTCTCGAGGGTGGTGTCCGGGTCCATGTCTTGCTCCTAGATGGCGAGTGAGTGGTTGAGGGCGGCGTTCTGGCCGTCGCGCTGGCCGTGCTCGAAGCCTCGGTGGTTGTACGGCGTGGTCTTCCGAACCTCGACCTTGGCGAACCGACGCTTGACAGCTCCTCGAGCGAGATCCTCGTCGGTGTTGTAGAGCACCAGAGCACTCGACGTCGCCGACTCGAGCGCCTTGGCTTCCTGCTCCTTGATCCGCTGGCCGATGGTGAAGACGTAGCCTCCGATCCATGCCCGACGGTACGACCGCGTCTGCGCCGCGGTGGGACGGTACAGGTGCTCTGGACGGATCGTCTCCACAAGCCTCAGCATCTGCGGCTGGAGGATCTCCCACAGGAACTTGACCCGGTCCAGGTGCCGGGGCACGCCGAACACGAACACGGTCATCGGTCCCGAACCTCGACCTGATCGGTACACGGTGCGGCAGTGCAGCGACTCGGCCAAGGTGTTCAGCAGGGTCATGCGCTGGTAGACGTACTTGCCGGTCAGGTTCAGCGACCACGTCTCTGCCTCCGGCATCTCGGTGACGTCGAGACCTTGCTTGGTGGCTTCGATCTCGGCCTCGTCCAGGCCGTACTTGGCCATGATGTCGAACGCTCGAGCCTGGAAGATCGCTTCCTCCGGGGTACCGGCGACGTCTTCGGCCTGGCGCAGCAGCTTGGCGACCTTGGCTTGCATCTTCTGGGTGCGATCGTTGGTCATGACTCTCCTCGAGATGTGTTGTGTGAGTGTGTGAAAGCTCCACACCCAGGTCTCGAACCTGGCCACCGACCCTGCGCTAGGTCGGTGCGCTCCCAAAGCTGTGTGGATGGTCTAGCTACTTCGGACCGCCGAAGCCTGCATCCTTGGCGCAGGGCATCACTCGGACCTCTCCGGCCTCGAACAGGCACGCCTGCTTCCATTCATCGGTGCCGACCTCGTACTCGTCGCTCGCGATGTCTCCGAAGACGGCTTGGGTCCAGTCGGTCCAGTTCTCGGCCTCAGCCGGGTACTGCTCGAACCCTCGACGCTTCTCCTTCGGGAGATCGCTGCATCCCTTGGCATGGATGCGACAGGCGTAAGCCTGTCCGCTGGGCGATGATTCGACGAACTTGCTCATAGCTAGATGTCCTTGTCTTCGATGAGCGTGAGATGATCTGGGCTCTCCCAGTTGTCACCGTACGAGTCCCAGTCGACAAGCACATGCTTGTCGTTGAACATGGTTCCTTGCTTCCGGATCACGGTGCCCCGGTAGGTGACCGAGCCTCGAGAGTCAGAGACCCGGTCACCCAGCGCGAACGATGCCATCAGCGGTAGTTGCTCGAGTCGACGTACCAGCGGCCATCGAAGATGCACGCGGTGCCGTCGGTGTTGCCGTCTTCGTACTCGCAGACCGGCATGGCTTCCACGAACGGAGCCGGGACGTTGTCGGCGAGCGGCGGGAACAGTGCGATCAGGAAAGTGAGGATGGTGGCCATGATGGTGCCTTTCAGAGGTAATCGCGGGCGTCGGATGTGTGCTTGAGGATCTGCTCCACTGTGTGGTCGATCAACTCGACCGCGTGCTGGTCCCCGTTGTCTGTGGCGGATTCTTCGAGCAGTAGCTTGAGCCGCCTGATCTCACCGAGAGCGGTGTCCAGACATGCCTTGGAGTACTGGATGTTGGACGATGCGGACATGGCTATGCGGCCTTCTTGGTGTCGATCAACTGCTTCCGCAGGTTGACCAGGGTCGGACGCTTGACGAGGTTGACGGGCTTGGACAGTGACACCTTGGGCATTTCGGGGCTCCTCGATAGTGTGATGTACAGGATGCAGATAGCTAACAGGGTCATGCAGACAAAGATCATGGGATCAGAGTCCGGCGTACTCGGCGATCTCTTCTCGGCTCAGTTCCTCCCACCTCATGCGACCAGGACACCTTCCACGACCGGGACCTCGTCGATCTTCCAGTACCCGGCGATCTCTCCGTTCCGGACGATGTCCCCCGACGGGGTCCGAACGTTCTTGTGCTCGGTGATCTCGATACCTCGAGCCGCGGCAGACGTCCGCATCTGCACCAACAGAGACTCCACCGATTCCCCGTCGACTTCGATCGAGTTGACCTCGATGCCTGCGACTACGTGGACAAGGGTTGCTTTGAACATCAGTAATCGACCTCCACAGCCATGTTGACGAACATCGGAATCTCGTAGGTGTCTTGGACCGAGAACGCGAGAGAGTTCTCGAGCTGGATCATGAGCAGGTAGAACTGCCGATCGATCTCGTCCATCACTTGACCATCGCTTTCAGTTCAGCCTTGATCCGCTTGGCATCTTCGCCGCGCCATGTCCCGGCGTTGGCCAGGAAGTATCGGACGATCGAGTCTCCGGAGTCCCACCCGTACTTGTCATCGACGCTCTCGATCGAGCGCATCGCTTCGAGGTAGGGCACAGCTCCGAAGTAGGGCTTCTTCCATGTCCGGTCGATCTCTCCGGCGATCTCGGACAGAGTCCGGACCTTGGGCGGATTCACCGGCAGACCTTCGGCTTCGAGACTCGCGGTAGCTCGGTTCAGTTCCCAAGCCTTGTTGATCGCGTTACCCAGGCGCTTGTAGCTCTTGACGATCACGTCGGTGCGAGTGTCCACGACGTCGACATCGAAGGCGCCCTCTCGGACGATGTAGGTAGCGGTCGGACGGGTCATGTCTAGCCTCGATTCTTGGGGACTGTCAAGTCAGAGGGTTGCGAGTTGGTTGAACTTGTTACGCATGATGCCGTGAACCTCGATCACGACGTCTTTGCGGCGTCCGTTGTCGGTGCCTCCGCAGAGCATGCATGCCGAGCAGGTGGTCTTCTTCCCAGCCTCAGCCGAAGCAGGGCACGAGATCTCACCCTCGAGCCGAGCCGATCCCGTCGGCATGACTCGAAACGTCTTCCATCCGTTGAGCCGTGCCTTGCGTCGGTCCTCGACCGTGTCGGCGGAAGCTCGCAGAATCCGGGAGAACCGCGGGTCACAGTCTTCCCACTGGTGTGTGTACCCGGTAGCTCCGGAGCACACCTCGAGGATCGGTTCCCACACCTCGAACGGGACCATCGCCGGGTCACCGTAGGCACCGAGTCGTACCTTGCGACCAGCGAACCGAGTCACGTCGAAGTCGATCGAACCCTTGGCCAGGTGCGATGCCATCATCGACCGCGGCCCCTTGGCCGTGTTGACGTAGCAAGTCTGGTTGATACGGTGAGGGCAGTCGCCGCAGATCGCACGATCCAGACCTTGAGCCTTGGCTTCGTTCGGGAGCATGCCGTCGACCATGATCCACACCTGGATCATGTCGCCGGTCTTCTCGTTCTTCGACGACGTTGCCTTGCTCGAGAGCTTGGGCACACCCGTGGCCAGGACCACGATGTCTGTGCCGTCGACTGGGGACTTGCCTTCCCAGATCAGCATTCGTTCGGTAGCCATGTCTAGTCTCCTAGCGGGGGATAGTCAAGTTCGCTGGCAAACATGACGGTCCCCGAGCCGTAGCTCGGAGCCATCAAACCTGTCAGAGAAGTGCGGGGTCACCGTTCCATCGGTAGTACATGTCCATGAACCGAACATGGGCGTTGTTCTGTTGGTTGCCCACGTCTTTGTTGTGGTTGAACTTCTGCGCCACCTTCTCGGCAGCTTCCACGGTCAGGTTGTCCCAGCCATCCTCGACGTCGGGGACGTACATCGACGAGCCGAAGTCTCGAGATGGCTTGATCGGCATCGCATGGGAGTATCCCTCGAGTCTGAGGGTGCATCGCTGCACGGTCCCGTAGTACTCGTTGCCGTCGACAACCCTCGAGTACTTGAAGTAGTGGGCGATCGATCGGGGGACGTGAACCGTGAACCCGTTGTCGTGCAGTAGCTGGGCATACTCGCGGAGCTTCTCATCTTTGATGGTCATGTCTATCCCTTCGGTGTCATCGAGCGTTCAAACTGTCGAACCAGAGTCTCTACTCTCTTCGACGCGGCAGAGTCCCAGGCACACCTGGTGCCTCGAGAGTTGCGGATCTCCCACCGATCCAGCGGGAAAACCTCAGGGTCGTCGTGGTAGACGGCAGTGTACTTACGACGACCAGCCGTCACATTCCACGACAGCTTACCGTTGCGTTCGACTGCGTTGATGACATCAGGCATGCCTACCCCTTCAACGCTTCGAGTACGAACGTGGGAGTGTGTGAGTCGAGAGCCCACCCGATCTCTTTGATCTCAGGCGTTGCCTCACGATTCAGCTTGTTGTAGAGCCGGACCGCGGCGAGCTTGGTCAGCTTGCGGACAGCCCACACCTTACCGTCGGTGTCCACTGTGTATACGTTGACCATGTCTCAGCCTTCCTGCCATGCCTTGACCACGATCTTCGAGATCGAGGTGTAGGCGTCATCATCCGGGGTGAAGTCAGCTCGAGTGAACGTGTTCGACATCTCACCCGGCTCACTCTCGGTGTGCGAGATCCACTGGCCATTGTCCCAGGTCAGCAGCATATTGCCCAGGTGGCGAGCAACCCACGCCTCGACCTGTAGCGAAGACTTGTCCTCGAAGGTCTCGACGAGCAGCTCGTTCTTGTCCGGGGTGTTGTGGAAGTACTCCAGGTGCAGGGTTGCTTTGTACATGTCTACTCCTAGTGTGAGTGTGGATCATGCCTAAGTGAACTGCCAGAACTTGAATCTGGACCCTACGGTGGTATCGAGGGTGCGAACCTGCCAGTTCTAGTGATTGTGTGGTGTGTTCCCGGTCTCTTCCGGTGAGTCACACCTAACTCGTTAGGTTCTGCTGTTCTCTTTCCTGAGATTGTGTCAATAGCGGCGTGATCCCTTTTGGAACTGACGCTCACCTCCACTAGACTCTCTTCGCTAAACCGTATTGTCCCCGGTCGCTCAAGTCTTAGTGTGTCTGATCTCAGACAGCTTATGTATCCAGGGTGCTTACACGTGCCCGGCGTCATGGGTTCACGTGCCTTGTGTTCAAGCAGACCTTGCTTCATCCATACCTCAGACCTGTTCTCGGGTCGTCCGCAAATCTGAGGGGTTCTGGTAAGGGTCTCATACACCGTTCTGGAGTTATTCACCGAGACCACACTGTTGAAGTGCGCCACTTCCCTGCATTCCCCCTGTCGTTACAGACCAGGTTCGCAGGTGCTCATCTCGGCTACGGTTCCGATCCTAGCGGACCGGGCGGGGGATTGTCAAGTCCCCCGGTCGAGCGGGTCTAGCTGGTGTTGCCGTTTCAATCTAGCAGGTCGACCTGGTGAGTGTCAAGTCCGGGTCCGTTGGGGTGAGGCCCATAGTCCTCACGTCCCGCAGTGACGTCCCGCATTGGCGAGAACATCCGGGGTACTCGGTCGATCTGGTTACCACCCTAGGCGATGTCCGGGGGATTGTCAAATCCCCTGGTCAGGCCCTGCTCACACCCCCTAGCGGGGGTTGCGACGTCCGGCTTGCGATCTCCGGGGCCGAGCTGGTGATGAGAAGAACATTAGACGAGGTTCGGGGGACTGTCAAATCCCCAGGTCAGAGCACTAATTAGGCGATTAGTGATCCATACCGACCAAAGAATCCCCCGGTATCGGGCACTTAGTGAGCAGCTTGGCATCCCCTGGTGAGGGCACTAGCTGGGTTAGTGAGTGTGTTGATCCGACTGTCGATGGTCGGTTAGCCGATTGGCTGATGGTCCGGACTTAAGCCGAATAAGGACCCATACCGGTCATAGGTTGAGCAGCTTGGCCAACGTCATGGTGTCCACCTAGTGCGTGTGGTGTGTGCGTGTGTGACCAGCACAAACGTGGTGCGTGTGTGTGCGTGTACATGCGTGTGTGTATGTGCGTGACCTGCACGTATGCAGTGAGTGAGTGAGGTTGCGTGTGTGCGTGTGAGGGCGTGCGTGTGAGGTGCCGGGTATGCGTGTGACCTGCAGAGATGCACGCTGTGAGCGTGCGTGTGAGATGCCCATGCCCATGCCCATAGATGAGCGCGTGGCAGCGCTCTGACCTGCAGTTATGCACCCCAGGGGGGATCCCCCCATGCCCCCCACCCTGACCGGGTGGTTA